TCAGCCCCGCTCATACTCGGCGATGAACCGGAGCACCTGCTCGGAGAAGCCGTCGAGGTGGACCCACCGGCCGCCGTAGCCGACGCCGTTCCGGTTCGACGCGACATTGATCATGTACGCGTGCCTGGCGATCGGATCCGGCACGCGGTCGTGGCTCTGCTCGTCGGTGATGACGATGAGCCGGTCGTGCGGGGTCTTGTTGGCCGCGGCGACCGCCTGCCCCAGGTAGGTGCCCCCGTGGTTCTGCGACCGGATGATAGCGTCGATGCCTGCCATACCGCGGCGCGGGGGAACCTGGACGACATTGTAGGAGAAGGTCACGACCGCAAGCTGGTCGGCCCTGATGATCGAGGCCAATGCCGCCGCAGCGTCCATCCTCGTGAGGTCGGATTTGGCCGACAGGCGCGCGTTCATCGAACCCGAGACGTCGACCAACACGACCGTCTTGCCCGGCAGCGGCTCGGCTTCGCCGATAGCCTCGAGGAGCGCCGTGTCGATCCAGGGCTCCCACTGCGGAACGGCGCGCGCCGCGGCGATGTAGCGGAACGGCAGCACTCGATCGGCACCCTTGCGGGCGAGGATGGCCTGGCGCACCAGGCGCTCATCCACGCCGGCCTGCGCCATGTTCCGCAGGTTGCGGAGCAAGGCAAGGTAGCCGAGCTTGCCCTCGCGGAGCAGTCGCTCGAACGTCTCGCGCTTGTCGGCGCCGCCGGAGAGGGCGACCTCCCACGTGTCCGGTGCCGGCAGCGTGCCGTCGACGAGCTGACGCCAGGTCTCGGCCTGCCGGTCGTTGTCCGGCTTCGGGTGGACGAGGAACATCACGTCGCGGAGCTTGATCGCGCTGTCGCGGTTGTACTTCGCGAGCTGGTAGGCGTCGAACTTCCTGAACGCCTTGGCCAACCCCCTCTTCATCTGTGCCGAGAGGGGCCGCTTGCCGTCCTTCCAGTAGAGCGCCAGGAGCTCGGCCAACTCGTCCGGCCGCTTGATGACGGCCGCGACAGTGTCGCCGGTCCACGGATCGCCGGCACCGCGGGCGACCAAGGCCTTGAGCAGGAGCAACGGCACGTGGCGGAGGTTGAACCGCGTGCGCGCCTCGACGGCCAGATTGCGGAGTTCGCTGGTCGGCACCTTGGCCGCCGTCTCCTCGATCCGCTGTGCGATCGTGCGGCCGTCCTCGTAGAACTCGCTCTCCCACAGGAGGCACGAGAGCACCGAACGGCGGAGCTGCTGAATGGGGGTGAGGTGGGGAAAAGCCGGCGCCCCCTCGTGGGTGCGAACCGGAGACATGCGAGCGCGTGCGTTGAGACGCATGAGGCCCTCCTTCGTGCGGGAAAGGAGGGCCTCGGAGGAGATGAGGAACTGGCGGGCTCGGAACTGTGACGTTGCTCTACCCCTGAGCTACGGCGAGGATTGCCCCCGCCGGCTGGATTCGAACCAGCGACCCACGGCTCCCAAAGCGAAGTAACCGATCCCTACACCATCATCTCCACCGAGACCCTCCGGCGGAGGCCCGTGGCGCTTCTAGGCTGTGTCGAGGAACTAGCGGGCTCGGAGCACAGTGCTCTACCCCTGAGCTACTCGCCGCCGCAAGGACGACAAGGCTGGATTCGAACCAGCGACCTCTCGATTACAAGTCGAAGGAACCGATCCCTTCACCATCGACACAGACTAGAAGCCTGGGAACAAACGGACGCGGGTTCATTCACCAATCGAAGTAACCGCGACCTTCACCACAGGCCGAAAGCTGTCGGGGAACAGGCGAAAACGGAACGTAGGTGCTTCCGTCAGCGAAGTAACCGTTCTCTTCACCACCGACGATGTTGTTATCGCGCATTCTGCGCGGAATGTCAACTGTCGATTTTTCGTATTTTTCGCAACTCGCTACACGCCGCCCACGCTGCGAGGCACCTGGGCCACCGGCCCGTGGTGCGACCACTGATCCCGGCCGGCGTAGTAGCCCCGGTTGAAGTAGCGGATCATGCCGGGGTTGAAACCGATGATCGCGCCGGTGGCTGGATCCTGTTCAATCTCGACGATAGCGCCGCCGACGTGCGCCTCGATCGACTTCTTGCGCATGAACGGGGTCTGGTCCTGGCAGCATCCGGTCTGGAGATACCAGACGTTCCGCACCAGGCCGGGGTCGAGCTTGTGGTAGTGGCCGAGCAGGATGATGGCCGGCTTCGTGCCGCCTTCCAGCGATTCGATGATCTTCTGCGGCCGATAGGAGAGGGCGTAGGCAGTGCCGCCGCCGGGGTGCACAACGGCCATGATGACCGACTTCCCGGTGTTGGCGTTCACGATCTCGACGTGCGCCTCCATGAAGCCGAGGTCATGCCAGTCCTCGCGCCCCGCCTGGCGGAACGTCGACTGGCAGTAGCGGCCGACGTCGACGCCCTCGCGCTGCGCATACCAGCCCTCGTGATCGTCGCCCCACACGGCGTAGGTCGAGATGCCCTCCCGCTCCGGCCACCGGTTCGCCAGCTCGCGGCACTGGTTGTCGAGTCCCGCCGTGTCGATATCGTATTTGTTGAACCGCGCCTCGCCGTCGATCCAGTTGCCCGTGTGGAACACATGCTCGACGCCGGCCGCGGCGAACCGGTCGTAGAGGTCGTCGACCACATCCCACCGGCTGTACTTCGATCCGGCGTGATTGTCGCCGATGGCGCCGAAGACGAGGCGGTTGTTGGCGTCGGTGTAGATGCGCAGCGGCTCGCCGGCCGTCCATGCCGGCTGATGCTGCCGCGCCACCTCGAAGCGCTCGCCGACCAGCATGACCGACACGCCGGTGCTGCGGAGCGTCTCGACCGCCGAGAGAGCCTGCGCGGCCGTGATGCCGAACCGCGACGACAGCTCCTCCAGCGAGGCGGGCGCGGTGCGTAGCGCCGCGGCCACCTTGGCGGCGAGATCCTCGCGCGGCTGCGCGGCCACAGCGCCGGATCGGAAGAGGCTCCAGTCGGGCTCGAAGTTCGGCTTGCCGGCCTCGGCAAGCTGCCGCTGGCGCCGGACCCAATTGGTAAGCGTCGCATCGTGGATCCCGAGCATCCTGGCCGCGACCTGCACCGCGGAACCCCGGCCGCCCATGTCGACGTTGAAGGGGTTGGCGCCGCCCCGGAGCGCCGCCTCGATGGCCTCCTTCCGGCGCCGGGACTCGTTCTCGTTGATCGGAGGTGTCGGCATTGCGTCTTTCCTTTCTTCCCAACTCACAACACTTCGGGCGCGCTACTTGCGGTAGCGCGTGCCTTCCCATCCCTCGACGGCGATCGGCAGGCCGGCGGCCCATGCCGGCACCTCGCCCATGATGCGCTCGAACTCCTCCAGCGAGCCCTCACCGAGGGCGCGCTCGGCGACAACCTCGTCGTGGACCGTGAGCACGATCGGATAACCGGCGGCCTCCAGGCGCACCATGGAATCGGCGAGCACGTCGCGAGCGATAGCCTGCGTCACGTTCTCGGCGAGCTTGCCGCCGTAGGTGTACTGCTCGCCCCATTTGTGGGTGCGGCTGTCGACGCCCATGTACTGGAGCGTCCGCTTTGTCGTGCCCCACGACGTCGCCTTCTCGACAAGCTTCGGGTAGGGGTAGCAGAGCGGCCGTCCGCTCGGCAGGAGCAGCCACAGGAACGAGCCGGCCACGCGGAACTTGACCGGAGCGGCGTAGGGGTCGCCGTATTCGTCGAGAACCGGAACGACCTTGCCGGGATGCTCGACCGCTTCGATGGCCGCGTTTTCGAGATCCTGCCAGTAGCACACGATCCGCGGGTGCTTGTGGCGCCACGCGCGCTTGACGACCTCGGCCGGAAGCCACGCCCGCTTGGCGATGCCCGAGGACTTGCCGTAGGCATCCCATGCCTCGTGCGCCTCGTCGACGAACCGCGGGTCGGCCGCCTCCATGACGATGTCGAAATACTCCTCGATCTTGAGGCCGTAGGTCTTTGCCATGGTGCGGAAAGCCGCCGGGCCGCCCTGGTAGCCGAGCGCCAGCTCGGAGACCTTGCCGATCTGGCGCCGGCTGTCCTTGCCGATCTCGCTCGGTGGCACGCCGAAGATGCCGCCGGCCGCGACCTTGTAGAGGTCCGGGCCGGTGCCGGCGTCATATGCCCGGAATGCGTCGAGCTTCCAGCGCTCCCCGGCCAGCCACGCGATGCCGCGCCCTTCGATGTTCGCGAAGTCGGCCGTGACGAACCGGGTGCCCGGCGCGGAGATGACGGTGCCGCGGATGCAATTCGCCACCGCCGAGATGGGCTCCTCGTACATCATGTCCATGACGTCGAGGTCGCCGACGAGGATGGCCTCGACGGCCTGGTCGACGTCGAAGCCGTCTTCCGGCCGCATGAGGTTCTGCGGCTGGAATCGCCGGCCGGCCCACCGCCCGGTGGACGCGGCGTGGAACTGGAGCATCATCTTCGAGCGGCCGTCGCTGCTCTTGCCGGCCATGAGCGCGTTGATCTTCGACACGCTGGCCTTGGCCGCCTGCCGGCGCAGTTCCAGCGCGCGGCGCACGTCGGCCGGCAGGTCGTCGCGCACTAGGATGTCGGTGAGCGTGTCCTTCGACAGGCTCGTCGCGTCGACGCCGCGCAGCTTCACGAACTCAAGGAGCTTCTGAACCTGCGAGCATGCAGTCACGCGCTGCTCGGTGACGCGCGCCATTTCCTTGTCGAGGCGCTCGGCCGTGGCCTTCACGATGCGCTTGGCGCTCTCGCACATGGCGACGTCGACATAGACGCCGCGATCGTTGATGCTCTGGTCGAGGTGCCACAGCGCCAGCTCGGACGGGGTGAGGGGCACAAGGCGCTTGTGAAGGGAGCGCTCGACCTCGACGTCATGCTGGCAATAGGTGTAGAGGCGCTCGCGTTTCTCCGGCTCATCCCACCACTGGATGCAGCCGCAGGCGAGGCCGAGGTTGCCGTAGAACTCACCGGTGCCGTCGCAGTAGGAGCACTTCGGGTCCGGTCCCTTCCGCGGCCGGCACATCTGGAGCATGAGTGCGCGGCCCTTGGTGTCCTTCTGGACGTCGAGCCCGAGCGCGCGGGCAGCGTTCTCCAGCGAGCCCGGCAACGCCATCGCGTGCGCCATCACCATCGTGCAGCGCTGCCGCTCCAGCGGGATTTCCGGCCAGCCGTAGCGCGGGGCCATGATGTAGTGCTCGGCGAGGCGTTCAAACGCCGCGTTGTGGGCATACGCCAGCCAATCCGGGTTTTCGGCGGCTTCGACAAACTCGTCGGGCACCGGATCGCCGGGCACCCACAGCTTCACCGGCCCTTCGTCGACGGCGTAGGCGCAGCACCAGACGTCGGTTGTGGCGTGCTCCATGTAGGCGTGGGTGCCGGCGGCCTGGAGATCGACGACGGATCGGGTCTCGTAGTCGCGGTGGAGGATGTGCTTCGTCATGCGAGCATGTCCTCCAGCGCCACAGCCGGCTCGGACTCCTTCCAGTCGAACCAATGCAGCGTTGTCGGCGCGACGCGGCGCACATCCCACACGAACCAGGCGAAGCAGACGGCCGAGCCCATGACGCGCGGGCCGTCCCACCCGCCGCGGTGCATCATCGGCAGGCGTCGGGACGCCACATGCACGCGGGCCGGCGGGAACTCCTCCAGCCACGGCTTGCGGCGGAAGCCTTCAAGAAACCCGAGGCGCAGGAGCATCGCGACGTAGGGCGCAAAGCCGAGTGCGCGTTCGATGAAGCGCTGCGCGTTCTTGTACGGTGGGTTGGTGATGATGGCCGAAATGTCGCCCGGCGGTTCCGTCGCAAAGAAATCGCCGACGCTGGCGTCGGGGCATCCGCGGTCGATCAGGTCCGACGCGATGACGTGGTAGCCGGCGGCGCGTAGCGGCAAGACAATGGCGCCGTCGCCGCAGGCCGGCTCGAACACCTTGCCCGGCGGGATCTGATGCCGCTCGATGTCGAGGAAAGCGTCCACCGCCTCGCGCGGGGTAGCGTAGAAGTCCTCGCCGCGCTCCGCGAGCGGGGCGCGCATGCTGCCGGTGCCGGCCCGGCCCCGACCGCCATAGGTCTTCACGCCAGCCATGACTGCGGCGCCCCGTTCACGAGCCGGTAGAACATGAGCTTGAAGTGCGCCGCGGCGGCCTTCGGCCTCCACAGGTGCAGCGTCACGCCGAGGGGTTCGCCCGGCAGGCGCCACGGGGCCGGCTCCGGCCTCATGAGCTGCGCCTTCTCGTCGTGCAGGATCCGGTTATCGAGATCCTTGACCTCGGCCGGCCACGGGTGGGGCACGCCGAACTTCGCGGCGATCGCCCGCTCGACGGCCTCCTCGGCCTCGGCGTAGCCGCTGACGCTCCGCTTCACGGGCCGCGGCAGGTCGCACAGATAGGCCTCGGCCGCGTCGTGCAGCAGCGCGGCCAGCTTGTTCGGCGGCGATGCGCGCTCGGCGACGAGGACGCTGTGCTCGGCGACGCTGTAGAAGGCGCGGCAGTGGCCGTTGTAGCGGCACAGATTCCCGAGCGCGTGAGCGATATCGTCGATGTCGACGTCGTCGGGGCGGGGATCGAGTGGCCAGAACTGGCGGCCCGTGTAGGTCTGCATCCAGTCGCCTTTGCGGGTGTCCATTTTCGCAACTCGCAACATCAGGGGCGAAGTGAGCCCCATTGGTCAGCCATGGCCTCGGCGATGCCGGGAAACGTTCGGGACCGCTCTTTCCATCGGTCGGGGCCTGGGGGCGCCCGATGCACGCGCGACCACGCGCGGTGCTCCGGGGTGCCCGGCTTCGGAGGGATCAGTCGTTTGGTGGGGACGAGCGGGGGAAGCCCTTTGAGGTAGAAGCTCGTTGCCTTGAAGAAGGGGTCTCCGAACCACCAGGGCTGCACCGTTTGCGCCGGCGGCTGATAGTTGCGGATGCGCTCCTTCGCGTACCGGTGCATGACCGGGTTCTCGACCGCGATCCGGGGGATGGGCGCATTCCAGCAGGCCGAGAAGAGGTCGGCGCCTTCATCCAGCTCCCGCCACATCTCCTCGGCCGTGCGGCCAGGCGGGGGCACTTTGAGCCAACGGACGCCGGAGTTGCACAGACGGGTGCACGGCGGGTGCGCGACCATGAGCAGATCCCACCCGTCGTTGAGGTAGTTCCGCACGTCGCCGACAAGGTGCTTGTTGCTTCGGTCCTCGGCCGGTAGCAGGTCGCACGACCATGCGTCGTGTCCGCGGGCGGCGAACGCCCGGCGCACGATGCCCGAGAACTCGCAAGCGATGAGGACTCTCATTTTCGCAACTCGCAACAAAGAGGGCGGACGGGGGCCGTAGCCCCCGTCACGTTCAGGCCAGCATCTCGGAGAGGAGGTGCTCCTCGTACAGCTCGACGACCGCTTGGAAGTCCGATTCCTGCTTCTGGCGGCGCCGGGCTTCCTTGAACGCCTTCACGTCGAACCCGCGGGCCTTCATCTCGGCGTAGACCTCCTTCATGTCGTCACGAACCGATTTGGCCTCTTCCTCCAGCCGTTCGATGCGCTGCTGATAGCTGCGCAGCTCCTCGGTCGCGACGGCGCCGGAGTTGTGCCCGATCGAGGGGGTTCCTTCGCTCATGCCAGGAGCCCCTTGATCTTGTCGGCCGTTGCCTTCGCACGGTCGGCCTCACGGTTGTGGGCCTCGTGCTCGGCCATCAGCCGACCGCTCTCGACGAGCTTGCGCTGGCCTTCGGTCTTCTCCCTGTCGGCGAACGCCAGCAGGTCATCGACCATCTTCGAGAGTCCGGCCGTGATGCTCTCGAAGGTCTTCTTGCGCGGAATGACCTTCATTTTCGCAACTCCCAACAAGCGGGTCACACGAAAAGCGACGCCGCGTCCTCGCTGTCGTCCCCGCCGATGCCCTCGACCGGCTCGAACTCGCTCGACGCGGCCACGCGACCGCCGCCGATGGGCTCGTCGTCCTCGAGGAGCTGGACGTTCTGGAGGCCGAAGCTGACGCCCTTGCCGCCGGTCGGGTGCTTCCACGCATACGGCCGCAGCGACACGAACGCCCACCGGCCGCCGTAGACCTCGTCGGCGCGGTCCTCGAAGACGTCCTTGCCCTCGCGGTCGGCCACGCCCGGCCGCTCGTTCGAACGGGCGCGGATCATGGTCGGGTACTCGTCCGCGTAGTCGGCGAACCGCTCCTGCTCCTCGGTCTTGATGAACGGCGTCTTCACCCCCTTGGCGTCCTTGCCGAACTCGGCAAACGCGGCGTCCTGGGCGCCATTCTTGAGGAGGGCGATGTCGGCCGCCTTGGGGATGAGGATCGTGAGCTGGAACTTCGGTTCCTGGTCGCTCCCGCGAGGCGCCCACGGCTTGAACAGCGCCGGGTACACCATGCGAATGCGCGGCGTGATGATGTTGCCGGTCTTCTGGCTGATGCGGCAGACCAACGGATTGATAGCCATGCGAATTTTCCCTTTTCTCAATTCACAACATCGATCTCACACTTTGAGCACGGCTCCGGCACGTGAGCGCCGATTCCAAGGGCTGGCGGGGATGTCGAGGGATATGCTAGTTCGCGCGCACCCCGGTGATGCATCCGCTTTCGCGGAAGGCCTCTTCCATGCCGGCGAGCGCATCGGCGACGGCTGAAGAGTCACCGGCCACGGTGGTAGCGATCTCCCGTTCGTTCAGGAGCAGCAGGACGATATCGCCGTTGTGCAGGACGACGACGGGAACCTCCAGCCCCTCAAGGTTTCCCATCACCACATGCGAGAACGCCCATGCCTTCTGCCGCAGGACAGCCTCGATCGTCGCCAGGATCGGTTCTGTGTTGCGCATCTATGCCTCCGCAAACTCGGTCTTCGCGTCCACACGAACCGCCGGCCTTTTATCGTCTTCTGGAACCAGGTTCGTGCCGGATGATTTGCTGACGACAAGGTGCTTAATGTCGTCTTTATTTTTCTTCCCGATTACTGTCTCGACCTTGGCCGGGGACAGCATCTTGCGCTCGTACAGCGCGTCATCGTCGAGCCCGTGGACCATCGACAGATAGCTCGCCGCCTCGTCCTCGTCGCGCCACCGGCGCGTGGCGCGCTTGGCCACCAACTTGAACCCCGGCGGCAGGCGGCCCTCGGTAGCCTCGGCGTGGGCGAACTCCTCGACGCGACGGAACCAGTCCTTGAAGAGGTGCGCCTCCCGCAGGATGGCGGCCAACCGCTCCGGGGCGATCGTCGAAGGCTCGGACAACTTCAGCTCTCCATCCTCGGCGAACTCGATCCGCGCCAGCTCGGCGCGGCGCGCCCGGTTGGCCGGGCAGTCGGGGAGAGCGGGACAGAACTTGCACCACTCGCCGGCCTGGAGCGGCGCGTCCGGCTCCTCGGTCGCCTTGGCGGCGGCCTCCAACTCGAACCGCCATTCGAGGAGGGTGACGGCGTCGGTCTTCCACGTCTTGACCTCGTCGCCCTCGGCGCGCGGCTGCACGACGATAAGCTCGACCTCGTCGATGCCGCGGTTGTGGTAGCGGAGCGCCGCGCCCACCGCGTAGGTCATGAGCTGCTTGTTCTCGCGCGGATCGACCGCGACGCCCTTGCCGTGCTTGTAGTCGACGATGACGAGCTTGTGCGTCGACGGCCGGTAGAGCAGGAAGTCGCCCGTGCCGAAGATGTCCGGGTGCACCGACGACAGGTCGAGCCGCTGCTCGGTCTCGTACTCGTCGCCCTCCTGCACGAGGCTGCGCACGAGGTCGAGGTAGACTTGGACCGCCCCTGCCATCTCCTCGTCGATGGCGAACACGCGAGGCTTGCCTTCGAGCTGCGGCGGCATGGTCTCGTGCACCCTGCCGGTGTTGACGTCGACGCATCCGTCGAGGAAGCGGTCGGCGTCGAAGCCGGTGTTGAGGCACATCTCCGCCAGCGTATGCGCCGCGGTGCCCTCATCGGCCCAAATCGACGACCGGGACTCGATGCCGGCCGACAGCCGAACGGAGCCGGGGCAGTTCACCCAACGGCTGGCGGCGGACGGCGCGAGCTTCGCGTGCGCGCGGTCAGCATGCGCCTGGCCTCCGGCGTGTTTGTCCTTCGCTTTGGTCATGGAGCACCGTGAACGAATAGAGAACATTTAGGATCACGGACCTATGCCGCGTCAAGCAACTTGTCTGCTGTCCCTCGACATGTGCATATCGTCCTATCACCGATGGGTCTTGCGGATTTCCCGCAGCGCCGCGCCCGAGTAGCGGGAGCGGCGATGCCCCGGCGGCTGCGGCTCGTACTTGACCGGCACCGCAACGAGCCTGACATGCCGCCGGGGCACGTACTGGCGGTGCAGGACGTGGCCGACGACCGGCAGCGGGTTCTCCGCCATGAACTTCTGGCGACGTGTCGGGACGGTCTTCGCCGCCGCGATCATGGTCGCGGCAGCGACGAGCCCGAGCGCGATGGGGTTCGGCTCACGCATTGTCCGGCATGTCCTGGATGCCAAGGAGGAGGGCCTGCTGGTCCGGCCCGGACGCATCGTCCTGACACAGCGCGTTCCGCTCGACGTAGGCGAGCAGATCCTTCGCGACCTGCTTCGCCCGATCCTCGTCGAGGTAGACCGAGACCGTCCCCTGGTTGAGGATGAGGTAGCCGTCGAAAAAGAACGCCATCACGTCGCCGCGGGTGCTCTCGATGACGGCCATCTCGCTCGTGCGGAATGTCACTGGATGGCCTCCTTCGCCGCCGCGATGACCTTCGGCCGCGCGGACTCGTCGACGTCAGCGAGCGACTCCGCGCCCACCTCGGCGAGCGCTTCGAGCGCCTTGTCCGCGTCGCCGATGAAATCGGCGTACTGCCCCGGCGCGAGCGCCGAGATGTTCGGCTTCTCGACCTTCGGAAGGTGCTTCTTGAAGAGGGCGACGCCGATGTCGGGCGCCAGGCGCTTGCACACCTCCATGAGCTTCGCCCGGCAGTCGTCGGCGGTGTAGGCCGTCGCTTCTTCGGGCTCCGCGGCGGGGGCCTCGAACTTCTCCTCGGGCTTGGCTTCGGCCTCCGGCACGGGCTCGGCCACGGCGGCCTCGTCCTTCGGCTTGCGCGTGCGGCGCGGCTTGGCCTCTTCGGCCGTCTCGGGCGCCGGAGCGCTCTGTGCCGGCTCGGCCGCCTGCGGGGGCGGCGTGACACGCGCCTCACGGCCGGCGAAGGCAAACGCACCGAGGGTGCCGAGCAGCTTCTGCGCCAGCTCGGGGCCTTCCGCGGCGGTGATTTCGAGCTTGATCGTCATGCGATTTTCCTCTTTTTGCAAAACGCAACAATCAGGACCAAAGAGAACGGATGTCCTGCATCTTCCGCAGGACCGCCTTCTGGACGTCCTCGTCGATCGATCCGGCGAGGGTGGCCACACGCACAAGGCAGGCGTTGCGCTGGCCGATACGGTGGATGCGCATGGCGGCCTGCTGGTTCTCCGCCGGCACCCACGAGGTTTCGACGAACAGGAGGTCGCTGGCGGCCGTCAGCGTAAGGCCGGTGCCGGCCGCCTGGAGCTGGCCGATGAAGACGCGGGTGTTCGGGTCGTTCTGGAAACTGTCGACGGCCGCTTGCCGCACCGCCGGAGTGGTCGAGCCCGTGACCACGACAGCGCGGTCGAATGCATCGGACAGGGCCGCGATGACTTCCTTGTGGTGAGCGAACAGGACGATCTTCGAACCGCCCGCGTCGAGCCAGTCACGCACCCACTCGACCACGGGGCCGACCTTGGCGAGCCCGGTGATGCGGCGCAGCGAAGCAACATGCGGCGCGATCTCGGCGAGACCGCCAACGCCCTTCTCGGCGAGCGTCTTCCGAATGATCTCAGCTTCGACCTTCCCGGCATCATTGAGCACCACTGGCAACCGGATGCCTTCGAGCGGCAGCGTGTCGAACCGGATCGGCGGGAGATCGGTGAGCACCTCCTCCTTCCGGCGTCGGAGCACGTAGGGGGCAATGCGCTCGCGCAGCTCCTTGAGGTTCTTGCCGCCGGTGATCTTGATGCCGAAGCCGTTGTCGAACGTCTTGCAGTAGCGGCCGACGAACGGCCAGTAGGCCAGCGGCTTGCCGGGAATCTTCGGGTTGAGGATCGCATCGGGGAACACGGCGCGCGCCAGCGGCCACAGCTCCGCGGGGTTGTTCGGCGTCGGCGTGCCGGTGAGCAGGAAGACCTGCTTCGCCCGCTCGACCAGGCCACCCTTGCCGTCGCACCTCGGGCCGAAGATCGCCCTGGTGCGCTTGGCGTCCTTGTTCTTGAGGTAGTGTGCCTCGTCGAGAATGAGGACGTCGCACGTAGTCGCGCCGCCGAAGTCGTCCACCTTGTTGTAGGATTTGACGAACAGCTCTCCGGGGAAATCCGGCCAGAACCTCTTGAACTCGCGTCGCCAATTCTCGCACAGCGACGCGGGGCACACGATTATGACGCGGCGCGCGGCAATCTTCCTCGCCGCCGCAATCGCCTGGGCCGTCTTGCCCAAGCCCATGTCGTCCGCTAGCAACCCGCGGCCGACGCGCGCAAGGAAGGCGGCACCTTCCTCCTGGTAGGGGAACAAGCCTGCGTCTTCTGCAACCTTCATCTTTCGCAACTCTCGACAATCAAGACGCATTTGTGGCGGCCTTCCTCCGATTTCCGGTCATGTCCTCCCCGAAGGGGAGCGCCGGCCCCGGATCGGAAGTGGCACGGACGGGCCGCCGGGCGCCCGCTGGACCGGCCGGCGCTCAGTTGAGCGGGGTGGCGGTGTCCTTGCCGGCGGCGAGCACCTCCTGACGCTTCGCCGCGACCTCGTTGCGGACCCACCGCACGTTGCTGCGCACGACGGGGTTGTCGAAGAGGTCGTCGTGGCCGGCGCCCGCCAGACAGGCGACGACGCCGTAGAAGGTGAGCATCAGATCCTTGACGGCCGCATCCGTCATCTTCCCGTTCTGCGCGAGGTTGAGTTCCTGCGCCCGGTCAAAGATCTCGCGCTCTTCGATATGGAACTGCATTGGCTTTACCTTTGCCGGCTGGCGTGAGGGGCGGGGCCGTTACGCGTGGCCCGCGGTGGCGGCGAGGGAAGCCTTGAGCTTCTCCGCCAGCTCCTCGTTGGAGGCGCCGGGGTTCTCCGCCTTGATCTTCTCCACCTTGTCGCGGAGGATGCCGACCTCGGTGCGCGCAGCGAGGATCGCCATGTTCTTCGTCACCTCGATCAGCATGTTCGTGGCGCGCGCGGAGGCGATGACATGCGTTGCGCCATAGATGTCGAGGATCGCCTGCTTGATAACGTCGGATTCGGAGCGGTCGCCCATCTTGGCGGCGTAAACCTTGCCGTACTCGACGGCCTCGTCGAACCCGATTTCGACCTCGATATTCTTCATCTCTGGTCTCCTTGGCTACTTCAAAAGCTCTTCGATTTCGGATGACGAGGCCTGGTGCTCCGTCACGTACCAATGCGCGAGAGCCAACGCATCGATCTCGTTCTCGTCGCCGGAATGCGCGTATCCGCGCTCGTCGGCGGCGGCTCGCATGTGGTCCTTCGAGGCGTTGCCCTTCCCGGCCCAATGCTTCTTGATGGTGCCAACCGGCACGCCTTCGCAGGGCACCCCGCGCGTCTCGCACCAGCGGAGGAGGGTGGCCTGGAGACCGCCGTAGATGTGCGCGGCGTCTGTGCCGCGGTGCTTGCGCACTTCCTCGTAAACGACGTGCCGGAAGCCCACGAGCTTGTGCAACTCGTCGAGGTGCCGCTCGAACCGGACGTAGCGCATGCTGACGGTGTCGTAGCGGCCGACCTTGAGGCGCCAGAAGCCGCAGCGCAGGTCGCGCTCATCGGCACCGCAGGCCCACCCGGTCGTCGTCCCGAGGTCGAGCGCAAGGACCGTCACTCGACGATCTCCTCGACGTTGTCGTTATGAACCCACCCGAAGCCCCGGACAGCTACTCGCCATCGGTCGCCTGGGGTGTCGTCGACCTCGCTAACCTCGCCGGAACGAAGGTCGCAGCCGGCGCGGAACCGCACCACATCGCCGACCTTGGCACGTTTCCAGGCGGGTTCTTCGACAACCTCCAGAACGTCCGGCGAACACCACCAGCAATGGCCGTCTTTGCCGCGCACGTCTCTGTCGTGGCCGTCGTGGCCGTTGAAATCCTCGTCAAACTCGACCAGAACATGCATGCTACCGTACTCGCGGGCACGGAGCACACGACCGAGAAAGCCGATGCGCATGCCCGGATGGGCATCGGGCGGCAGATTACTCAGCCGGACCCGATCGCCGACCTTGAACTTCGGCGCTGGCCCCTCCTGCGCGGTCGTTGTCGTTTCGGCACTCGCCGCAACTCGCGCAACTTCGGCGCCGCAAGCGCCGTAGCCGGCCACGTCGACCCACGAGTCTTCGTGGTCCGGGGTCTCCTCCAGCCGTGCGAGCTTGAGGTCGACGCTCATCGTCGCAACGTCGACCGCGTCGAGCGCGACCGGCGCGCCGTTACTGTCGCACAGCGTGAGGCCGCGGTTCTGGAGATGGACGTTCCAGCGGCGCGCGATGCGCTCGAAATTCTCGGCCGGTGGGCCGTAGGCCTTGGGCCGCTTGTTCACGGCGTCGAGCGCCTTTTCCAGGATTTCCTTGCGGGTGTTCATTCGCAACTGCCTCTAGTCACGGAAGAAATCGGCGCAGAGGTGGAGCGCCAGCCATACGCAGAACACAGCGGCCAGCAGCTCCACCAGAAACTGCGTCACGAGAGATCGTCCTCTCCCCGCGTGAACCAGCACGCGGCGCCGAGCCCGACCATGCCGAGCAGGTAGCAACCGAGGGCGAGGAATACCTCAGCCCATCCGGTGAGTGCGCCGAGGACAATACCGGGAACGGCGAACGTCGCCAGCGTTCCCCAAAAGATGAAGTCGTTACGGGCCGAGGTGCTTTTGAATGCGGCCATCGTAATTCTCCATGAATGATCGAATCTTTTGCTCAGTCTTCGGCCGCGGTTTACGTCCGCGCTCAAGCTCACGGACCAGGTCGGGATCACCGGCGCAGAGATGCCCGAAGCGTGCCCGGCCCATGCCGTGGCTCCGCAGGAAGCTCTCGATCTCGGTCAAAAGCGACGTGGTCGTCATGTCCTTACGATTGACAATCCTGTAGGGTTTTGTCAATCCTATTTTTGCAACTCGCGCAATTTGCGCAGAACGCACCCGCACCAAGGAGAGCCCTCATGAAGCTCCTATTGCTTATCGGCGGCCTCGTGGTCGCCGGCCTGCTGGCGCTCGGCATCTACCGGGCGCTCCAACTCCTCGACCGCAAACCGCCAAGGAAACGCTGACATGCGCCGAGACCCGTTCGACCCCTTCGAGTCCGCCCCCTCGAGGCGATCGTTTTCCCCCTCTCAGAAAGGATTCTACATGCGTGCCCCCGCAATCGCGGCTCTTGCCGTCGCGGCATTCTTCACCGCCGTCACGACCCTCTTCGGCTCCTGGTACACCATCGACCAGGGCGAGCGCGGCGTCCTGCTGCGCAACGGTGCGGTCACCGGCGTGGCCGGCCCCGGCCTCGGCTTCAAGATGCCGATCGTCGACGACATCGTGACGTTCAGCGTGCAGGACCGCATCGTCACCTACGAGCGCCTCGCGGCCTACAGCCGGGACCAGCAGCCGGCCGACATGCAGGTCTCGGTCAACTACCGACTCGTGCCCGAGCAGGTCGTGGACATCTACTCGCGTTTCGGCAGCGAGGAGGCCGTCGTCGCCCGGCTCATCCAGCCGCGTGTCATGTCGGAGCTCAAGACGGTCTTCGGCCGCTTCAATGCCGTCACGGCGATTCAGGAGCGCGAGCGCCTCAACGCCGAGGTGCGGGTGGCCATCGCCGAGGCCGTCGCCGGCCCCGTGGTCATCACCGGCGTGCAGATCGAGAACCTCGATTTCAGCGACGCCTACGAGGCCAGCATCGAGCAGCGCATGCTTGCCGAGGTCGAGGTGCAGCGGCTCCGCCAGAACGCCGAGCGCGAGAAGGTGCAGGCCGAGATCACCGTCACCCAGGCAACCGCCAAGGCCGACGCCGTCCGTGCGCAGGCGCAGGCCGATGCGGATGCGATCAAGCTGCGCGGCGAGGCCGAGGCGCAGGCCATCCGCGCCCGCGGCGAGGCGCTGCGCGACAACCCGAACCTCGTCGGCCTGGTGCAGGCGGAGCGCTGGAACGGCCAGCTCCCGACCACGATGGTGCCCGGCGGCGCCGTGCCCATGCTCGGCCTCAACCGGTAACGGCCGCCTGCAATGACCGAACCGACACTGGAGCGCACGTTCTACGTGCTCGTGCGCAAGGACACCGGCGGATTCCTCCGGCGCAGGCTGCGCGATGGAAGCGCCGGCAACACCCCGCAGCTCTACGAAGGCCCGAGCACGGCAATCTCGGCGGCGAAGAGGTCGCCCGACGTTGAAGACGTCGACGATTGGGAGGTCGTGCCGGTGCGCGTCCAAAGGCTCGAACAATGACCATCCGCCGGAGCGACGCCAATTCCGCCAACACGCAGGTGTCGATCTCGCACCGGTTGAAGTTGCCCCGGTCGCACATCGACGCCCTGGCCGCGCACGCCGCGCGGCTCCGCGAAGACCCCGAATACCTCGCGCAGAAGCGCCGCAAGGCCGCCTTCGTCGGCGGCCTCACCCGCCGGCGCAACATTCCCGTCACGTTGCCCCGCGTGGGCTTCGCCGAAGGAGGCGACGCCGCCGCACCCACGGAGGCGGGACGAGATGAGTGACGGCTCGCGTCATCCCGTCCAACGGAAGCTACTCGCCGCGTTCGCGGCGCGTGGCTGGTGCGGGAACGTCCGGGCGCACGAGCTGCCCCCGGACAGCCCGTACATCGCCTATGTATCCGTGACGCTCGGCGATCGCCCCGACAAGCAGGTGCACGGCGGCGTTGCCATCGCGAAGGAAATGGCTGACCGCCCGGACATAGACGCCTGCATCGAGCGGCGTGTTGCCGCGCTCGCGCGGATCATGGGAAGGCTGCGCGAATCGCGTCCGAAGGAATCGCCGCCTCTCGCATCTCGCAACAGTTGACGGCATATAAAAAGAGCCCGATGGTCGACCCATCGGGCTCTTCCCCTTCCCGCCAAGGAGATCCAGGCACTCGCCCGCCTAGACGGTTCAAGATATGGCACACATCGACTTGGACGACAAGCTCTCCGCAGCGCTGGACATCGCCGGCCGCGGCTTCCGCGTGTTCCCCCTCCGCGAGCGCGACAAGCTGCCAGCCATTTCCCGATTCCCGACGCGCGCCACGCAAGACACAACACAGATTCGCGAGTGGTGGGTCGACCCCGCCGGGCTCGTGCAGCCGAACAACATCGGCATCGCGACCGGCAACGGCCTGCTCGTGCTCGACATCGACCAGAAGCCCGGCAAGCGCGGCGCCGACAGCCTCGACATGCTGCTCATGGCTTACGGCGAGCTGCCGGCGACCGTCGAGGCCCTCACGCCGTCCGGCGGCCGGCATCTCTACTTCCGCACGCCGCGCGACGTGGCCAACAGCCAGGGCGATCGCGGCGGCATCGCCGCCGGCATCGACGTGCGCTGCCATCACGGCTATGTCGTCGCCCCCGGCAGCGTCACCGCCGCCGGCAGCTATGAATGGGCGATCGGCCGCAGCCCCAAAGACCTGCCCATCGCCGACGCGCCGGATTGGCTCCTGTCATTGTGCGAAGCGCCTCGAGAGCGCAAGGAGACCGACGACACGCCGCTCGTCGACCTCGACACCGACGACGCCATTCGCCGCGCCGAGCGATGGCTCGCCGAATCCGCGCCCATCGCGATCGAGGGAGAGGGCGGGGACGTCACAACCTACCGCGTCGCCGCGCGGCTCAAGGACTTCGGCATCTCGCCCCCGCTCGCGTTCGAGATGCTCGCGAACCAGTGGAACGACCGGTGCCAGCCGCCGTGGCAACCCGACGAGCTGATGCGCAAGGTCGACAACGCCTATGCCTACGGCACCAGCCCGCCCGGCGTGCGCACGCCGCAGGCCGATTTCGGCCCCGCCGACTACGAGCCCCCGCCGCCAGCCCCGAAGCCCTACTTCACCGCCGAGGCCTTCACCGGCGAGCCCCCCGAGCGCCGCTGGATCGTCGAGGACTGGATCCCCGCCGGCACCGTGACGTCGATCTACGGTGACGGCGGCCTCGGCAAGACGCTCCTCGCGCAGCAGCTCATCTATGCGTCTTCCACCGGCCGCCGATGGCTCGGCATGGACGCGGCGCCACGCAAGTGCCTCGCCGTGTTCTGTGAGGACGACCGCGATGAGCTGCACCGCCGCCACGCGGCGATTGTCGGCGGCCTCGGCTACGAGTTTGCCGATGGCCTGGCCAACGCGCTCATCTGGCCCCGCGTCGGCGAGGACAATCTCCTCGTGACGTTCGACGCGGCCGGGAAGCCAACCCGCACCCCGTTCCTTCGCCAGCTCGCGAAAGCCGTGCTCGACGAGCGCGTCGAGCTTCTCGTGCTCGACACCGTCGCTGACATGTTCGGCGGCAACGAGAGCCTGCGCGCGCAGGTCAATTACTTCGTGAAGACGGTTTGCGGCGGCCTCATCAAGGCCGCGGCGCAACGCGGCGTCGAGCTTACCGTCATCATCCTGGCGCACCCGTCGCTCGCCGGCATGGCCACGGGGACGGGCTCCTCGGGCTCGACGGCCTGGAACAACGCCGTTCGCTCGCGCCTCTACCTCACCCGACCGGAAGACGGCCGCGGCGACGAGCGCATCCTGTCCCGCAAAAAAGCGAACTATGCGGCGGCCGGCGACGACACGGCCATTCGCCTGCGGTGGGATGGCGGCGTGCTGCGGCCCCGTGATGAGGGCGACAACGATTGGCCCGCGCCTCACGAGCTGGCGGCCGTGGCGTCTGTCTTCGGGGAGGCTTGGGAGGCGGGCGCCCCGCTCTCTCCGCACCCGCAGACGAGAGCGACGGGCCGGTTCGCTCCTCGCGTGCTGCACCAGCGCCTCGGGATGGATGCGACAGAGGCGGCGCGCCTGGTCGACGATTGGCTCGGCAAAGGCATCCTCAAATACGAAGAATGCGACAAACGCTCGAAGCTCAAAGGGCTCCGCGTCGTCAAATCCGTCGACGAGATATTCGCGATTGTCGGGGTTGCGGAGGTTGCGGAAGTCGCGCCGGAGACTTCCGCGGAACTTCCGCAGACGGAGGGGAACACCAGCTAAGTCATTGAAATCATTATGCGGAAGTCGGTTTGCGGAAGTCTTGCGGAAGTTGCGGGACTACAGGTGCTAAGTCATTGAAATCATTATGCGGAAGTCTTGCGGAAGTTGAGTGCGGAAGTCAGTCCCCCCTAAAGGGGGGAGGACTGACTTCCGCTGACGTCGCCGAGACGGGGAGACAGGCGGAGGTTTGCGGGGGTGGCCAGAAGACGCAAAGCGTGGTGGCTCGACCTGGTTGCACTCGACCCGACACCGGTTGGCCTCGACACCTGGAGGCCGCCGATGCGGCGAGGCGACAAGCACACCCCGACCGCGATCGAGCGCATGAAGCGGGCGCAGCGTGCGCGGTGGCGTCGGGAGAAGCTGGAGCAGCGGCGCGCGGCGAAAGAGCGACGCCGGCAGCGCGGGAAGGCGCGGACGACGAGGCCGGTCGTCACGCTGGAGATGAAGATCGCGGCGAGACTCGAGCCGGGGCGGCGTTATTCGCAGCCGGAGGTTATCGAGGCGACAGGGCTCAAGCGGGGCTCGGTGGTCATGCGGCTCAAGACGATGCGCGAGCGCGGACTGTTGGAGCGGGAGCGTAATCCGGCCTGGAGGCCGCACGTCTACGTGAAGGGGTTGCCCATCAGCGTGCAGGCGAAGCGCGCGCCCGAATGGCTATACCGGCTGACGCCGGCCGGCGAGGAACTGCACGAGGCCGCCCGGCTTGTGATCTGAGGGTCGGTTGCGGTATCTCTTCGGCGGGCGGAGGGCTCGACGATGAGGATTGCGATTGTCGCGTGCGCCGTGCTCGTCGGCGGTTGCGTGTCGGCGCAGCAGACCAAACCGGTTTGGTTCGACATGAAGCCGGGCGGCGTGCGCAGGAGCATCGATCAAAACGAGATGGATCTCGCGGCATGCCGGTTTGCGGCGCAGTCGGCGATGCAGGGAAGGGCGCCGTTTGTGCCGTCGACGGCCGGCGGCGTGCGAGCCGGGACGTCGGATCTCATCGGCGCGATGAGCATGCCGGAGGCGCCGTCGATCCCCGATTGCATGCTGGCGAAGGGATGGCGCTACCTTGGCCAGGCGTCGAGCGAGCAAGAGGCCGACAGGCTCGTTGAGCAGTACCAGACAGGCAGGAGGTGAAACCCCGCGGGCGGGGCTTCACATGAAGGCGGCCGATATCCAGACGGCCAGGATGGCGGCACCGGCAGCGGCGCGCAGGGCGGATGCGAGCAGGGCGATCATTCGAGCCATCCCATCCATTGAGCGAAGAAGCCGATTGCCAGCACGACGGATAGCGCCAGCATGGGCGAGGCGGCGATGAGGGCGCCGAACTGATATTCGTTCATGCCCTGGTGCTCCCTTGCAGGATGGCGCGGCCCGCGTTGGTGATGCAGAAGCGCCGGGGCTGACAGCGGCGGGCGAGTCCCTTGGCGACGAGGCGCCCGCAGGTTTGGACGTCGTAAGGTTCGCTCGCCTCGGCATGCCCTGCCGACGCCATGCGCGCGAGCCAGCGGAGCTGACGCGGGCCGACGTGGCGGTTGTTTTCGAGGACGGCCAGGAAGTCGATAGCTTCGAAGACGTCGAGGCGCCCAATCTCTTCGCCGGAGGCGAGCGAGAAGAGCACGCGCCGGCCATCGTTCGCGGTGCGGTCGTCGCGCCGATGCCCAAAGCCGAGCCGCTCCAAGCGCCGGCTGATAGTCTCATTCGCGGCCATGTCAGCGGCCCTCCAAACGGGCGATGATCTCAGCAGCGCGCATGAACGAGTTGGCGTTCTGCGGCATGCCGTACATGAGCGAGCCGGCAGCGAGCGTCTTGAGCGCTTCGAGCACCTCGGCTCGTGTCGGCTCAGGACAGCCGGGCGCGGTACCGGCCGCTTCGGCCTCGGCGATGAGGGCGCGAAGGGTTCCTAGCGTGCCGTCGTCGTGCGTGCCCTGGCAGGCGTTCGACAGCGACTCCTCGGCAACGCGAAGGGCTATCAGCATGCGACGCTCGCGCGTCGTCAGCGGTGGATTGGTGAGGTACATCGAGGACATGGCGGGTTCTCCTGGTGTCGGGCAACGGCGCCCGCTCATGCCGGCGGCGCGCGCCGGCATTGGCTGGCGTCATGCGGTGAGGCCGGCGGCGCGCTTTTGGTCGTCGGACAGCCAGCAGCCGCGCCGGTTCAGTTCGTCGAGCGCTTCGGCTTGTTCCGGCCCGCGGCACCACACGGCGCGCGAGATGACGGCGTAGGTCTCGACCGATCGGACAGGGGCGAGTTGCGGTTTCGGCCCGTGCCAGCCGAGGAAGCGGCCAGACACGCGGCACAACAGGGCGATGCGCCATTTGCGGCAGCCTTTCGGCTTGGCGGGCACGTACCAACGCGCGGCGTCTTCGCGTTCCATCGTGAGGGCGACGGACTCGGCTGCGGCCTGGGAGGTGTAGAGCGTGGCGGGCATTGCGGGACTCCTGGCAGGGTTGGGGTGATTGGGATTGCGCAACTCGCGCAGGTCGGGGCGAGCGAAAGCCCGCCCCGTGCGCTTGCTCAGGCGGCTTTGCGCAGCTCAGCCATGCGTTCGGCGAGAACCCACAGCGCTTTGTTGAGCTTGACGTCTTGATCGATGCCGTTGACGGCTCGCGTCGAGACGCGGCGGGGGCGATTGTTGGCGTCGCGGGCGATGCCGCGCAGCCCGCCACGAATGACGTTCTCCTGCACGACGTTGAACGTCATCCAAAGGTCGCTCTTGTTCGCGTCGTCATAGCGACGCGGCAGCAGGAGCTTTTCGGGCTGGATCGGCGTGTTGATCTCGCCTTCGGCATCGGCGAAGCGCAGGACATGCGCGGCCTCGGCGAAGGCCTGGCGCTCCGGCGGGGAAAGCTGGAGCTGCGACCACTCGACGGGCGCTTCGAGTGTCTTTTCGGCCTCGCCAAGCACGCGATAGGTGCCCTCGATTACCTTTGACGTGACGTCGCCCGAATGACGAACCTTCACGCTGTCAATCGTGCTCGTCTGAGCGACGAGGCTATTCAGGCAACGGATACGGAAGAGGCCTGCCATAAGGTCATAGGCCGACGTGCCGTCGTTCGCGTTCTTGAGCAAGATTTCGCAAACCGTGTCGCCGACCTGATAGCGCCGGCCGTCATCCATCCGGCGCAGGCGGATAAGGTGCTTGGTGAAATCGCGCTTTGATACGTCACGCGAGCGCGATTGCTTGGCGCCGACAGGCAAGAAACCTTCCTTAGCGAGCCCGCGCAGCACTTCGATGGTGGGAATCGGCTTTAAGCGCTCAGAGCGGCTTTCGTGCGCCGTGGTCGCGAAGATGGAAGGCGCGAGCCGGAAAAGCTCGTCTTCCGTGAGAGCGCGGCCGGTATCGAAGCGGGCGGTTTGGGCATAGACAGTCATGATCGGACTCCTTGGCGGGTTGAGTGCGGAGCGCTTGTTGCGTTCTGCAAAATTACGATATGTGCGACTCGCGACATGAGTCAATCGCTTTTTGCGTGTTTTGCGCGTTTGTCGTCTTTCGCATGTTGCGACAATCGGCTAGAGCTGCTATATCCTTGCGCAAACGCAAGCAAAATGGGGCGATCTTGTGCGCAGCATTGCGAAAATGCAATTGACAGAGAAGCAGCGAATCTTTGTCGAGCGTGTGGGCGCTGGGGACACGCCGCAAGCTGCTGCCAAAATGGCAGGGTATTCCAGCCACCAGCAAGAAGGATGGCGGAATCTGCAATCTCCAGTCGTGCAAATTGCGCTGCGCCAGGAGATGCAGCGGCGCCTAGCCGTGGCCGCGCCGTTGGCGCTCAAGGTGCTCGTCGATATCCTCGAAAGCCCTAAGGCGCAGCACCGCGACAAGGTAGCCGCTGCGAAAACCGTGCTCGACCGGGCCGGATTCATCGCGCCGGCCGCCACAAAGCCCACAAACAGCGACGACAAGCCGTTGCATGAGGCATCCACGGCCGAGCTTCGCGAACGTGCCGAGAGGCTGGCGCGCGAGCTAGCGGAGCGCGCGACGCCAGTGCTGGAAGGGGTTAGCGTGCCAGTTTCGCCAACGGATGACGATCAAGTCATTGATATGCTTAGGTAGTTCGAGCCTATGACAGGCGGCAACCACCGCAGGGGAGGGCCGTACACCCCCCGGCGGGGGGCCGGCGCGCGGAGTCCGAAATGCGCAGGGCTTTTCGGCTAATTTGCAGGTAGGCAAAAATCACGCGGCGCGAGTTGCGCTTGACAAATCGCGCAACTTCCTACAGCATTCGCGTCATGGTGCGGTGGATGGGTTGCGCCGCTTGGGGCTAGTGGCAGGTCTCAATGCTCCCCATCCCGAAAGCCACCCCGAGGGCCGCACCTCCCCGTTCCCCACCCCCGAGGATCCCCACCCATGGACGCCGAAATCAAAGCCCGTTGGCTCGAAGCGCTCCGCTCCGGCCGCTACAAGCAGGGCAAATACCGACTGCGCACGCACGACGACCAGTTTTGCTGCCTCGGCGTGCTCTGCGACCTGGTCGAACCGGAGAGGTGGATTCCGGCGGAGGATGGGGGAGAACCCGTCTACGCTCATGGGCACAGCCACTTCATCGGCTTCCCTGCCCTCGACATGCTCGGTGGGGGCGGCCTCAGCTCCGGCACCGCATCCACACTCATCAAACTGAACGATGCCGGCGCTTCCTTCCCCGAGATCGCCGACTACATCGAGGCGAACCTCTGATGCGCCGGCTTCGCCGCCTCCCGCCTCGGCCGCCGGAGCCGCCGGAAGGCTTCGTGACGCTCACCGCCCGGTTGGTCGACGCGGAGCGGTTCGCCAGAGTCAAGCAGGACATCATGGCGAAATACGACGCGCTCCCCCGGCACATTCGCGACCTCTTGAAAGATCCCGAGGGCCTCTACTACGGCACCGGATTGACAAAACGCGCAACTCGCAACACGATGTGAACTAATCGAACGCCCCGGCAGCGTTTCAGGACTTTGCGCCGCCGGGCATTGAGGCCACCCGCTCAGTCAGGCGGGGAATAGGGCGGGTGGCCTCCTCCACAAGAGGTTTTGCGATGGCCGAGCCTTACGCAATCCTGCTCGCCGGACTGGTCCAAATCGCCATTGAGGCGCTCAAAGTCTTCGGCATCGGCCTCCTGGGAGGCGCCGGTTTCTGGCTTGCGGCGCGGCTACTGCGCACCTCTTGATTTTGCAACTCGCAACGTGATAGTTTCGGCCCGTTCCGGGCTGTAAGGCCGCCTCGCCAGCGGCATCCGAATGGCTTCACGACTGCTGTCGTGGATGAGGGCCAGGATGCCGCAGCCGCAAAAATACTTCCCCTCGTTCAGCTTCACGAATTTCTCGACGCTCAGTCCGACGAAGCAACAGCCGGGCCAGCAGCTCGACGCGCAGTTCAACGCGCTCAAGCTCACGACTGACGAGATCATCACGAACCTGGGGCTCATCCAGCGCGACGACGGCTTGCTGGCCAATCGCACGGTCGGCCGCGAGCAGCTCCGCGAGGACATCACGCTCGGCTTCAACGCGCCTTCGCCGTGGGAGCCGAACACGGTCTACACCGACTTCGACACGGTCTTCTACGACAGCAAGTTCTACGAGGCGCGCGCCACCCACACCTCGGGTGAGGTGTTCGACCCGGCGCAGTGGAACCTCATCGCCGACTTCACCGTCGCGACCGCCGAGGCGCAGGCCTGGGCGGATAAAGCGCAGGAATGGGCCGAGAAGACGGACGGCCCGGTCGAGCCCGGCCAGTTCTCGGCGAAATATTGGGCGACCTCGCCTGATGTGGCGACGGTGGCCGGGAACATCGCCGCTGTTCAGACGGTGGCCGATAACATCCAGGCGGTCATCGACGTCCCCGACAATATCGAGTTGGCGGCCTTCTACGCCGTGCGGGCGCAGGAATGGGCCGAGAAGACGGACGGCCCGGTCGAGCCCGGCCAGTTCTCGGCGAAGTATTGGGCAGGCGTCGCGAACGAGGTCGCGATCCCCAACGGCAGCATCACTGCGGTCAAGCTGGCCAACAGCGCCGTCACCGAAACCAAACTTGCCAACAGCGCCGTCACCGAGGCGAAGCTAGCCGATAACGCGGTCTCGGCGCGGACGCTGGCCACCGGCGCGGCGACGCGGCCCAAAATCGCCAACGACGCGATCGACGCCGCGAAGATCGACGCCGCTGCGTCCGCGGCGATCCTCGACAAGCTCATTCCAGCCGGCGTCATCTGGCCGTTCGGCTTGCCCGAAAACGAGATCCCGGCTGGCTGGATCGCGCCTTACGGCCAGCAGATCACCACCGCGTATCCGGTCCTGCGCCAGAAGCTGCTCGACGCCGGCTCGCCCTACGGGACGGCCGGCGGCAACCCGCTGGCGCCGGATTATCGCGGCCGTGTCCTCGTCGGCAGGGACAACATGGGCGGCGTCACCGCCGGCCGCATCACGGCGGCCGGCTCGGGCATCGACGGGACGGTCCTTGGTGCCGCGGGCGGCGCGCAGAACGTCACGCTGAGCGAAGCGCAGATGCCGGTGCACAATCACACGGCGAGTTCGGTTGTGAACGATCCGGGGCACTCTCACTCGGATGTTCGCACCGACTATTGGGGCGTCGCGAACGGGATCGTCGGGGGCTCGACGCCTCCCTACACGGGGTCCGGCGGCTCGGCGTTCACCGGCATCACAGTGACGACCACCATCCAGAACAAGGGCGGCGGCCAGGCGCACCCGAACGTGCAGCCGGCGGCGATCGTCAACGTCATCATGAAGGCGCACTAGAATGCCGTACCCGCAGCCCTACGAGCCGGATTACAGCTTCTTCGGGTTCCAGAACGCGAACCCGCAGAGCCCGTTGCCGGGTGACAGGCTCGACGCGCAGCTTGAGGACGTCGCGTTCTCGCTGGAGCAGGTGATTGCGTTCCTGCAAGGGTTCACGACGGCCGAGGGCAAGCTCGCGCCCGGCAGCGTCGGCCCCGACCAGCTCGCCCCGTCCATCAGCCTGTCGTTCGAGCCGCCGGCCCCGTGGCAGCCGAACACGACCTACACGACGCGCTCGACGGTCTTCTACGCCAACGACTTCTACATCGCGAAGAAGGACCACGTGTCGGGGGCGGTATTCGACCCGAGCAATTGGAACCTCCTGGCGGACTTTTCGCAGATCCTTGTCGGGGCTGAAGCGGCGAAGGTCGCGGCCGAAGCGGCGGCCGTGTCGGCCGCAGGCTCGGCGAGCGCCGCCGGAGGCTCCGCTACCGCCGCAGCAACAGCGGCCAGCAACGCAGGCAACAGCGCGACGGCGGCAGCGGCATCGGAATCGGCCGCCGCCACCTCGGAGACCAACGCTGCCGCCAGTGCGGCGACGGCGTCGGACGCTGCGGCAGTGGCGCAGACGGCCGCCGTGCAGGCGTCGGACGCGGCAACGGCGGCGGCCACATCGGCAGTCGTCGCGGAGCAATGGGCGGAGGCGGCGCAGGAGGGTGCGCTGCCGGACGGCAGTGTGACGACGGCGAAGCTGGCGCTCGGGGCTGTCGACAGCGACCGGCTTGCGGATGGCAGCGTGACAACGGCGAAGCTGGCGATGGAATCTGTCGACAGCGACAGGCTCGGGAACGGGAGCGTCACCGCAAGCAAGCTGGCGCTCGGCGCCGTTGGCAACGGGCAGCTCGCCGACATGGCCGAGGGCACGATCAAGGCGCGTGCTGCCGGGGGCGATTCCGGTCCCCCGCAGGATCTGTCGGTCTCCGACGTGCTGAACATGATCGGCACGACCCACGGGGATCTCATTTTCCGGGGGGAGCATGGTTGGGAGAGGCTCGCGCCGGGCGGCGTGGGGCAGGTCCTGGCGACATTCGGCGAAGGTGGCAATCCGGCGTGGATCGACCCGCCTTCCGGCGGCGGGAAGCTCGACGGCGTCGGCAACATTGACGTCATCACCGGCGGGACAACGCTCCTGCGTCCTCAAAGCGACGACCAGTTCCTCCGCATTCGCGCGCTCGAAGGCTTCGGGGGCTTCCCCTACACCCACAACTTCGACCTCGAAACCGGCGTCGCTGAGGAAGGCGACTTTTTCTTTATTCACCTGACGCTCAACTCCGGCGAGGACACCGCCACGGTGAACTTCCGCAACGGCACCGGCGGCGCGGTGCTTTGGGGTGTGACGTATTCCGGCTCGATCGCCCGGTACTCGCTTTGCGTCGTCTACGACGGCGCCGCCTGGCGCGTGGCCTGGGTGATCCAAAGTCTGGCGTGAGGCACATGAACCAGCTCGACGAAATCTCCCGCGCCATCGGCGAACTCTCGGCCAAAGTGTCGGGAGTTGAGAAAACGGTTGCGCGCATCGACGGCAAGATCGGCGACGTGGTGGAGCGTGTCGTCAAGGTCGAGAGCACTGTCAGCGAGCACGAGGAGCGCATCGACGGCGCCGAGGCGGTGGCCAAGCGCGTAGAGCGCTACGAGCAGCGCGCCGTGGGAGGCGTGGCGCTCATGACCCTCGCTGCCGGCGGTTTGGGCGCGATGGCCTGGGCCAAGATTCGGGAGTGGCTCGGGGTATGAGCGACGACTTCCGCATCAAGGAGCAGCTCCTCAAGGCGACGCGCCGCGAGATTGCAATTCGCGAGGGACGCGACGACCTGCTCCGTTACATGCAGCTTACGATGCCGGACCCGGAAGATCCCGAGGACGCCGACCGGAGCGCGTATATCGTCACGCCGCAAGCGCGAATGCTCTGCCAGATCGTCGAGAAGGTCTACGCAGGGGAGATCCCGCGCGCGGCCGTCTCCATCGGCCCGCAGCTCGGCAAGTCGCAGATCCTCACGCGTGCCGGTCCCGCGTGGATGAGCGGCAAGAACCCCCGCATGAACGTGATGGTGGGGGCCTACAACCAGGACTTCGCCAACGACTTCGGCAACGACGTCAAGACGATCGTCGAGAGCCCGGTGCACAGCCAGGTCTTTCCCGGCTACGGCCTCCTGAAATCGGCAGTCGACCAGCTCATCACGCACCGCGGGGGCAAGCTGTCATTCGTCGGCGTCGGCGGTTCCGGCACCGGTAAGCCGGCCGACCTTTTCATCGTCGACGATCCTATTCGCAACGACGACGACGCGCAGTCGGAGACCTACCGCGAGAAGGTCTGGAAATGGTTCACGAGCGTGGCATTCTCGCGTGCCCGGACGGGCTTCCGCACCATCGTCGTGCACACCCGCTGGCACGAGGACGACCTCATCGGCCGGCTGTGCGACCCCGACCACCCCGAGCGCAACAAGCGCTTCAAGGGGATCGCCGACAACTGGAAGTACTACAACCTGCCGGCGGTCGTCGATGACCCCAAGCTCGCCAACGCGCTCGGCCTGACGCTGGAGCCGCAGTCGGACAAGCTCATCGTGTCGATGTTCGGCACGAAGCCGATTGCCGCGCTCGCGCCGGAAATGAAAGACCTGCGCCTGCTTGCCGAGGCGAAGAATCTCGACTCGCGCACCTTCGGCGCCCTCTACATGGGCAAGCCGGCGCCCGAGGATGGTGATTATTTTAAGGAGGCGGACCTCGTCCCCTATTACAGCGAGGACGAGCTGCCGCTGGTGCTTGAGATCTTCGGCGCGTCCGACCATGCCGTGTCCGAGAAGCAGCGCGCCGACTACACGGTGCTCGGCTGCGTCGGTGTAGACTCGAGGGGCGATATTTGGGTGCTCCCCGACCTCGTTTGGGAGCGCATGGAGACCGACGACACCGTCGAGGCCCTCCTCAACCTCTTCAAGACGCGCAAGCCGTTGCTCTGGTGGATGGAGAGCGACCTCATCTCGAAGTCGTTCGGGCCGTTCCTCTACAAGCGCATGGAGGAAGAGAACCTATACTGCACCATCGACCCGGTGACGGTCTCTCAGGACAAGCGCAAGAGGGCGCGCGCCATCCAGGGCCTCATGCGCCGGAAGAAGGTGCATTTCCCCGCCTTCGCAAGCTGGTGGCCGCAGGCCAAGCAGCAGCTCCTCAAGTTCCCTTACGCCACCCACGACGATTTCGTCGACTGGCTGGCGCACATCGGGCTCGGCCGCGTCAAGGAGACCGAGCCGAGCGAAGCCCGCAAGGCCGCCAACTCCAACGAGCCCCCAAGCGGCTCCATTGCGTGGGTGCTGCGGCAAACCGAACAGGCCGAGCGCGCGGCGAAACGCCGTGCCGCGACGGCGGGATGGTAGCGTATGGACGATTTCGCCGAAACCGTATGGCTCGACAAGACCGAGGAGGGGAGCCAGTACGGCTCTACCCCGGTCAAAGTGCCGGATGACGCCGAGAAGGCTGCGCCGGCTCAGCTCGCGCTCATTGAGCAGTGGATCGAGCGCGTCAAGCACGCCAAGCGCTATTTCGAAAAAGACTTCGAGCGCATGGACAAGTGCGAGCAGCTCGCTACGGACGGTGCCGACCAGGAGTGGATCGCCGGCAACAACTACACCGTGCCGGTGACGAACCGCCACATCAACCTGGCGGTGGCAGCGCTCTACGCACGCAATCCCACCATCGTGGCCAAGCGCCGGAAGCGGCTCCAGTTCGCGCTGTGGGATGGGGACCCCGAGTCGCTCGTCGCCGCGATGCAGGCGGCGCAGGGCGGCATCGACCCGACGACGGGCATGGTCCAGATCCCCGACCCGAACGCGATCGCGCTCATTCAGGAAGTGCAGCAGGCGAAGCAGTACAACCAGATGGTCGAGCGCATGGGGAAGACCATGGAGATCCTCTCCATGTATTTCTTCAACGAGCAGACGCACGGCTACAAGGAGGAGTTCAAGCAGCTCGTCCGTCGTGCGAAGACGACCGGCGTCGGCTACGTGAAGCTCGGGTTCCAGCGCATCCTCCAGAAGCGGCCCGACGTCGTCGGCAAGATCCAGGACATCACCGACGAGATGGCCGCCATCGACGCGGCCATGCAGGACGCAGCCGAGGGTAAGCTGGAGGCCGATTCCGCGCGGCTCGGCGAGCTGGAGACCATGCTCCAGGCGCTCCAGCAGGAGCCCGACCTTATTGTGCGGGAGGGGCCGGTCTTCGACTTCCCCCGCTCGAAAGAGATCATCATCGACCCGAAGTGCCGGAACCTGCGCACGCTTGCCGGCGCCCGGTGGCTGGCGCACGAGTTCGAGATGACGCCGGAGGAGATCAAGGAGACCTACGGCATCGACGTCGGCACGGCGTACACCTCGTATGACCCCGCCGGGAACGGCATCAACATCGACTCCACCGCCGGCAAGGACTGCCGAGGCGTGGCGAAGGTGTGGGAGGTGCAGGACAGCCGGACGCAAACCGTTTTCACCATCTGCGACGGCTATCCGAACTGGCTCAAGGCGCCGGCACCGCCGGATGTGAAGATCGACCGCTTCTTCACCGTGTTCCCGTTGGTGTTCAACCAGGTCGAGAACTCGAAGAAGCTCTATCCGCCGTCCGACGTGTGGCTGATGCGCCATCCGCAGCAGGAATACAACCGGGCGCGGCAGGGGCTCCGCGAGCATCGGCAGGCGAACCGGCCGAAATATGCGGTGGCCAAGGGCAAGTTCGAGGAGACGGATCTCCAGAAGCTGGAGAACCATCCGTCGAGCGCCATCCTGGCGCTCAAGGGTCTCGGCATCAACGACAAGGTCGAGAATTACATCCAGCGCATTCCGTTGGTGAGCATCGACCCGAGCCAATACGAGGTCGAAGGCGTCTTCTCCGACATCCTGCGCGTCGTCGGCTCGCAGGAGGCGAATTTCGGAGCTACGCAGCGGGACGTCACCGCGACGCAGTCGTCGATCGCCGAGCAGAGCAGGACGGCGACCATTGCCGACTACGTCGACGACCTCGACGATATGCTGACGCAGCTTTCCCGCGGCCTCGGGCAGCTCATGCTCTTGGAGATGAGCAAGGAGAAGGTCGTCGAGATCGTGGGGCCGGGGGCCGTGTGGCCGGAGCAGATGCTCACGCGCGAGCAGGTCGTGCAAGACCTCTTCCTCGACATCCAGGCAGGCTCTTCCGGTCGGCCGAACCAGGCCGCCGAGCTGGCGAAGTGGGAACGTGCGACGCCGCTCCTCATCCAGATTCCTGGCATCGGGCCGAAGCCGATCGCGCGCAAGCTGTCCGAGCTGCTCGATATCGATCTCGACGAGCTGTACATCGAGGGCCTGCCGTCCATCATGGCGCTCAACGCGATGGCCGGAAAGCAGGCGCAGCCGGGCACCGGCGACCCCGCAAACGACCCGAACGCGCAGGGCGACCAGGGCGCGCAGAACGCGAGAAGGCCGCCGCAGAACGAGCCGGGACCGCAGCCGGCCTACCCGGCGCCGGCCTCCGGGCTTGCACCAATGCAAAATGCGGCTTGACCTGAGCTGCTAGTTTTGCGAAAAAGCAAAGAGCGCAAAACGCGCAACTCTCGCAAGGAGTGACCGTATGCCGGGTTCGTCGCCGGAAGATTTCGACCGTATGCCGGGTTCGTCGCCGGCCGAGGAGCCGGCCACGGCGCCGGTGTCTGGTGAAGGCGGAAACGACGCGGGTTCGCCGACCGCAGCAGCCGAGGACGGTAAGTCCCTTCTGGATGTTCTTGAGGGCGTCCTGGGGACCGGGAAGTCGTCCACCCCGGAAGGTGGTGAGGGCTCGGAACCCGAGGCCGAGCCGGCGGCCGAAGCGAAGGAAGGCGCGCAGCCATCCGACGACGAGGACGACGGTGCAGACCTTGGGCCTGTGACCGAGGAAGAACTCGCCAAGTATCACTCGAAGACGCGCAGGCGTATTCGCGGGCTTGTTCAGAACGTCGAGGCGCTCGGCCAAGAGGTGGAAACCCTCAAGCCGCACGCCGAGATCGGGCAGAAGCTCTCCGCGTATATGGAGACCACGGGTCTCGACCAGAACGACGTCAATCTCGCGATGGGTATTGCGAACCTCATTCGCAACGACCCGGAGAAGGCGCTCGGAGCACTGGTCCCGATCGTCCAGCACTTGCAGCAGAACCTCGGGTTCGTCATCCCGCAGGATCTCCAGCAGCAGGTGCAGCAGGGCCTCCTTACCGAGGAGCACGCCGCGGAGCTGGCGCGCACCAGGGCACGGGAGCGGATTGCGACTGAGAGGGCTGCACGCTCGACCGAAGCGGTAGTCCGCCAGAATCAGGCGCACCAGACCGAGAGGCTGACGGAAGCGATCACGGGTGCTGCGAAGGCGTGGGAAGCCAACTGGTCCAAGACCGACCCTGACTATGGGTTGAAGCAGGGCCGCGTGCGCGAGCTGATCGAACTCGACCTTTATCGGAACGGGCCGCCGGGTTCGCCCCAAGACGCTGTTTCCCGCCTGGAAAGGGTGAAGAAGCAGGTCGAGGAAGAACTCAAGAGGTTCGCCCCTCCGAGGCGAGAGATCAAGCACGTGACTGGCCAGGCTTCGAGTGGCGCAGCGCCGAAGCCCAAGTCCTTTGAGGAAGCCGTCGATTTGGTTCTCGGGCAAGGGATCGGTTGAGCGCCTTCGGTGAAGGCACACGCAAGCGATGGCAACGTTCCCTCTCCAGGTGTGGGAGAACCTGGTTAACACCACGCTCGATTGGTTCATGGACACTCCGAATGTCCATGTCCAGAGCATCCACGAGCGTCCTCTGTACGACTGGCTGATGGCCAAGCAGAAGACGTTCCCCGGCTCGAAAGAGTTCCTCCAGGTCCGCGTGCAGGGCGACTTTCCGCCCATTATCGAGGGCTGGTCCGGCGACCAGACGGTCGGCTACGACAACCCGGCCTACGTGAAGGTCGCGTCGTATCCGTACAAGAGGATTCACGCCGGCATCAGCTTCACCGCGGACGAACTCATCCGCAACGGCATCAGCATCGTCGACACCACGACCGGGCAGGGCGATTCCGTCCACAGCCGGGCCGACAAGCTCCAGCTCGTCAACCTGCTGGAGAACAAGGTCATGACGATGCGGGAGTCGATGAAGAACGACATGAACGAGATGTTTTGGGGCGACGGCACGCTCGACCCCGAGCTGGTGCCCGGCCTGCGCTCGTTCATCGTCGACGATCCGACCGCACCCCTCGTGGTCGGCGGCATTGACCAGGGCGCCCCGGAAAACTGGTGGTGGCGCAACCGGGCCAACCTGGCCATCGATCTCGGCACCGACCCGAAGGAGCAGCGTCTCCTCCGGTACATGGACAACGAGATCGTCCAGCTCTCCAAATACCGCGCGCGGCCTGACCGTGCCTTCGCCGGCTCGGACATGCTCCAGCGGTTCAAGGACGAGATGCGCCTCGGCGGCTACTTCTCGATGGATGGCTTCCGCGGCAACAAGGATCTCGGCACCGGCGGGATCTACTTCAACGGCATCGAGATCCACTACGATCCGACGCTCGACGACCTGGGTTACTCGAAGCGCCTCTACCTGCTCGACAGCAAGCACATCCGGCCGCTGGTCGTGCAGGGCGAGAACATGAAGCGCCACAACCCGGCTCGTCCGCCCGAGAAGTACGTCTACTACCGGGCCGTTACGTGGGTCGGCGGGCTCGTGTGCGACCAGCGCAACAGCTCCGGCGTCTACGCGTTCGCGTGACCGGATTGTTGGGAGTTGCGAAAACATGGATACCGCACTTTTCTCCGACCTCCTCTCGGTGACGACCTCGGCGCCGGTCGCGACCAACGGGACGCTTACGTTCCCGTATCCGTCCGGCAAGGCCGCCGCCGACTATGTCGCCGACAAGGGCAGGATCTTCGCCCGTGGCCTGATGGCCTACTTCGACGCGGCGGATGACGGCATCGACATCGCGTTCGGTGCCAGCATCACCGTCACCTACAAGGGTGAGACGTCGATCCCGGCCAACACACAGGTCCAGCTCGAAGTCTTCCACGCCAACGGCGGCGTGGCGACGCTGACGCCGATCGCCGACCCGTCCGCGGCCACCGCCGAGGATGTGGCGAACAAGGTCAACCAGATCATCGCGGCCCTCCAGGCCAACGAGCCTCCGCTCGTCTGATGCAGACGGCGGCCTACGGGCCGCCGTTCCCTTCTTCACGAGGTTCAGATGCAGCTCTACGACATCAAGATCCGCTTCTCCGAAAACGACGGCATCGTCTTCACGGAGGTGCTCAAGAAGGATGTGCCCGCCTCGGAGGTCATGTTCCTTCAGGCGCTCCACGGGCCGGGCCGCGTGCATGTGCTCAAGGCGTCGGGCGAGAAGCAGGTCCACGGCGGCGCCGAGCGGGCTCGTCTCCGCGACCTCTACGCCCGCGGTCGGGAGACCGGCCGGAAGGTCGCGCTCATGCAGCAGGTTTTCGGGCCGGCCCATGTGCCGCTGCCCGAGTTCGTGCCCGGCTACGAGCCCGCCCCGGCCGTCGAGGCCGAGGGACCGGCGGCGGCCGAGGTGAAGCCGAAGCGGACCCGCGCCAAGCAGGCGTCCGAGCCGGCGGAGCCCGCGGCCGAGGATATGCTCGGGTAACGCCCGATGCCGCGCGGCACGCAGCTCATTGAACTCGTCGGGTTTCTCCGCGAGGAGATCGGCCGATCGACGGACATGTCGGTCGGCAACGACGACGTGCCGGCGCTCAAGCGCATCATCCGGCGCACGCAGAACACGCTCTACGCAAAGTGGGACTGGCCGTTCCTCATGGTCAAGCCCACGATCCAGCTCCAGCAGGGCCAGCGCTACTACGATTTCCCCGAGGGGCTCTCCTACGACAAGATCCAGGAGATCGTCGTCTGGTGGAACGAGCAGCCCATGCCGCTGATCCGCGGTATCGGGCCGGCGCAATACCTCATCCTCAACAGCGAGAAGGGCCAGCGCGTCGACCCCGTCCGCCGGTGGGACGTTTACGATTCCGAGTTTGGCATCCCGCAGATGGAGGTGTGGCCAGTCCCGGCCAGCAATCACCAGCGGATCCAGATGTGGGGCAAGCGCAACCTGCGGCCCCTCGTCAAGGATAGCGACCGCGCCGATCTCGACGACGACCTTATCGTCCTCTTCGCGGCGGCCGAGATGCTCATGCGGCAGGAGGACAAGGACGCCGAGGCGAAGCTCGCCGCCGCGCGAGACCTCTTCGAGGCCCTCAAGGCGGACTCCAAGAGCGAGCAGCGCACCTACGCCATGGGCCGTGGCAGCGGCGCCGGCAGCGGGTGGCCGAACATCACCAACCGGGCAATCGTCATTGTCGGCGGTGGCGGCTCGGGCCACGGCACGTGAGGTGCCCCGGTGGCCTACCTCGCGGTTGAAGACTTCAAGCTCGGACTAGACCGCCGCAGGCCGCGCAAGGCCGGCGTGCCGGGCACGCTCTGGCTCCTCGTCAACGGGCACATCAGCCGCGGCGGCGACATCGAGCGCCGGAAGGAGTTCGTTCCCTTCTACGCCTTGCCGCCCGGCACCTTCGGGATGGCGTCCGTCTACACGCAGCTCTTCGTTTTCGGATCCCTCGACCTGGCCGGCGCAATGCCCATCGGCGTCCAGTATCAGCGCTGCGAGGCGACCGGCGCGAACATGGTCGAGGTGCTCGATGTTCAGACGTTCGACGGCAAGTTCTATGTGATCGCCGAGTTCGACGACGGCAACGTCTATCACTTCTACGACGGCGCGCGCGTGGCTGATTGGGATGTGATCGCGGACGCCAACACCAACTTCGCGGCGCTCGCCGGCCTCCTGGCCGAGAAGGTGTCGGCGGATGATGCCGTCCAGGTCGCGTCGGCCGGCCAGACGATCACGCTCCAGGCGCGGGTGCCGGGGGTGCCGTTCACGGTCTCGGGCAGTGCCGTCGACCGGGGGAGCACCGACGACCAGACGGTCACCATCACGACGGTGCAGCCGAACGTGTCGGAGGTGCCCGAAGTCCGCGCATCGGCCGCGATCGAGATCATCGACGGGGTGAACGACACCGACAACGCGGTCACGTCGGTGACGGTCGACGGCGTCGAGCTGCTGTCGGAGCCCGTGCCGTGGACGGCGACCAGGGAGGCGACGGCTATCCGCCTCCAGCAGGTCATCACGAGCGCGGCGGCGCAGACGGGCTATGATGCGACCGTCGCCGGGGCGGTCGTTACGATCCATGCGGCGCCCGGCACCGGTGCTGCGCCCAACGGTCTCCCCGTGGCCGTGACCCACGGGACGAACATCCAGCTCAGCCATGATCCGGTCCTTGGTGGCGGCGTCACGCATGTGGACCCCGTCCGGCAGGTCGTGACCGCCACGCTCGGCGGCACGTTTGAGCCCGTCGACATGTTCTCGTTGACGGTCAACGGTGTCGAGTACCGGGCAACCGGTCGCGCCGCCGGCACGGGCCGGACCTGTTGGGTGTTCAAGCAGCGGCTCTGGAGCACGTCGCGGAGCCTGCTGCGCTATTGCATGCTCAACAATCCGTCCGTGTGGGATCCTGCTAACACGACCGAGGACAACGACGCCGGCTTCATCAACCTCGCGAACCAGAACGAGGGGCAGGACAACCTCGTCTGCGTCGCCGAGTACAACGGCCGGGCCGCCATCTTCAGCCGCAACAGCATCAGGATTTGGGAGCTGGCCGTCGACCCGGCGCAGAACTCGTTCGTCCACACGCTGGAGAACAGCGGCACCATGGCGCCGCACTCCGTTGTCTCCTACGGCAACAACGACGTCTTCTACCTGAACGACACGGGTCTGCGGTCGGTGCGCGCCCGCGCGGCCACTGACAACGCCGCCGTCGCCGACGTCGGCAACGCCATCGACCCCTATGTCCGCCAGTGGCTCGACGCCGTCTCCTCCGACACGGCGCGCCGCGCGGTGGCCGTCATCGAGCCGATCGACGGCCGGTACTGGCTCGCTGTCGGCGAGCGCATCTTTGTCCTCAGCTACTTCCCCGGCGGCGGCCAGAACAACATCAGTGCGTGGAGCGTGTACGAGCCCGGCTTTGTCGTCAGTGACTTCACCCGCATCCACAATCAGCTCTACGCGCGCAGCGGCGACACGATCTATCTCTACGGCGGCTTGAACGGCGACACCTACCCGGACGAGGGGCAGGGTGTCGTGCAGGCCTGGCTCCCGTTCCTCTCGGCCCGGAACCTCGGGCAGATCAAGGGCATCATCGGTTTCGACATCGCATGCGAAGGCTTGTGGGAGGTCGAGGTCTGCATCAACCCGAACGACGAACGCCAGGTGATTCTCGCTGGCCAGCTCGAAGGGTCGACCTATTCGGAGCCGAACATCGCCCTCAACGGGCGTGCGGCTGTATTCGCGCCGAAGTTCGAATGCCGCTCGGCCGGCCCGGCGACGCTCTCGTCGTTCGCCCTCTACTTCAAGAACGCGGAGCCCGCGAAGTGAGGGTGCGCCCGCTCACCACGGAGGCCCTCCGGTTCGTGCTCGCCAACATGAGGGCCGCCGACCGCGGGGAGATCGGCATGCTCCGGCATGCCAGCGGAGCGGAGGCGCTTCAGGCGGAGCTTGAGGTCGTCCTGCAACCGCCGCTCGGGGCCGGCTGGTCCTTTCATCTCGACGACGGCACGCCGGTGGCCATCGGCGGCGGTTACGAAAAACATCCCGGCGTGGCGTTCATCTTCCTGGTAGCCACCGACGACCTGCCGAAGTTGCGCGTGCCGATCGCCAAATGGGCGCGCCGCGTCATCCCCTTCGCCTTCAAGAAGATGCCGATCCACCGCTTCGAGACGACGTCGTTCGCCGGCCGGCGTGACGCGCACCGATGGCTCCGGTTCCTCGGGGCCGAGCGCGAGGCCGTCCTCAGCCGTTACGGCCGCAACGGGGAGGACTTCTACGTCTATCGCTGGCTGCGTGAGTTGCAAAATTGAAACCTCGACAAAATGGACAGCCGGTGCTAGGTTCCCGATCGGGCGGCCGTACTAGGTCGGAGATCGCCGCACCGACGCGTGTCCTGACGATGAAGGAGTCTCAGGATGGGCCTCGGTGGCAGTGGGAAGGCGGCGCGTAACGCCGAAATCGCCCGCAACGTGAAACTGGACGAGGAAGAGCGCGCCCGGCAGGATCGCATCCGGCAGGGGCAGTCGACGATCGACCAGAATTTCTCGCAGTTCAACGACGACTACTACGGCAAGCTCCAGCAGGACTACCTCGATTACTACAACCCGCAGATTGACAAGCAGTACGAGGAAGCCCGCAAGAAGCTGATCTACAGCCTGGCGGAGTCGGGCGGCCTTGAGAGCACGGCGGGGGCGAAGGCGCTTGCCGACCTGCAAGAGGCGCTCAACACGCAGCGCACGAGCCTCGGGCGCTCGGCGCAGGGGCTCGTCGACGAGCGTCGAGGGGCGATCGAGCAGTCGAAGTCGGACCTCTACGGCCTGAACACGTCCGCGGCTGACCCGTCGCTGGCCTCCGCACGGGCGCTCGCCAGTGTCGGCTCGCTCAACACGCCGCTGGCCACGTCGCCGATCGGCGACCTCTTCGGCTCGTTCCTCAGCAACTACGCGGCGTATCAGGGCGGCAAGAACCAGAACAACATGAAGGGCTTCGGCGGCGGGGGCTTCTCGCCCGGATCTGCGTCGGGGTCGTCTTCGAGCTACGTGCGAGGGTGATGAGCCATGGGAATGGAGATCGTCCTCCCGCTGCTCGCCTCCGCGGCCCTCAGCGGCGCGGGCACCGTCATGTCGGCTCGCGAGCAGAACAGCGCGCGCCAGCGTGACGCGATGGCGCGCCTCGCCGCGACGGACCAGGAGATACAGAAGCAGCGCAAGTTCCAGCAGGAAGCGGCCGACATCTTCGGCAACACGATGCAGCGCTTCACGCCGGAACAGCAGCAGGCGACGCAGCAGGGCGAGACCGACAAGCGCACGCAGGCGCTCGTCGACAACCTGGAATCCAACGCGCCGAACTACACGCCGCCGATCTCCGGTTCGGCGCCGACCATCGTCGGGCAGACCCTTGCCGACGCCATGACGAAGGCCATGGACCGCAGCAAGGCGGATGCGACGCGCCTCGGAAAGCTCCTCGGCAGCGAAGGAACCATGCTGTCGAACAGCCTCGGCCTCACGCAGGGCGCCCGCGGCATCAGCACCGTGAACGACTTCTCCAACGTGTCGGCGAGCCTCTTCCCGACCCGCATGGAGTCCATAAGGAACGCAGCCTTCAAGCAGCCGTCCGGCTTCGGCGACGTGCTCCGCTCCGGCGGCCAGCTCTTCGCTTACGGCGCCGGCCGCGGCTGGTTCGGGTGAGGTAACAGATGCCGTCGCAGCGCATTCCCGGTGTCCTCTCGCCGGTGGCTGATTCCATGAGCAGCCTGCTCAAGGTGCTCATGTCGGCGCCGGACGACGCCACGGTGGCCGCGAAGCGCGGTACGGCCGAGAAGCTGATGCGCGAGAACGAGGCCGCGGCGGCCCTCGGCACGCTCATGTCCGGCTTCAAGCCCGGCGGCAGCGTGGCCGACCTTTACGGAACCGCACTGCGCGGCGGCATCAACCCGCAGCACGTCGGCGACGCCATTCGCGGCGTCACGGCGGTGGCCCCCGACGTTGACGACCTGATGCGGTCGCGCGCCTTCCTCGGTGCGGGAGGCGCCTGGAGCAGCACGCCGACCGGCTTCGCGCAGGGGCAGGCGACCGAGATCCAGAAGCAGCGGTTGGCCAACGACGCCGCGATGGCGCGAGCGCAATTCGAGCTGAACAACAAGCCGACCGAGATCATGACGCCGGAAGGGCCGCGCATTGCTCGGACGCAGGACGCTATCGGGCAGATGCCGCTCGCGGCCGAGTCCAACGTGCGGGGCGGCTTCCTCGCGCAGAACTTCGGCAACGTCGGCGCGCTGCCGCCGGCCGAGCAGCGCATCCTTGGCGCGGAGAGCAAGACGCAGCCGACGCCGCGGAACTACGTCGCCGGGGGCCAAAGCTTCATCACTTACGACGGCGTCACCGACGCGCGCAGCGGCCAGCCGCTGCCGGCCGGCGGCTATATCGCCAACGCGCAGGGCACCGCGAACGACGTCGGGCTGCGGCCGAACGTGCAGGGCGACCTCCAGACGCGCGTCATCAACGCGAACTCGGCGCTGGAGGTCGGCAACCAGATCCTCGGCATTCTCGCAAAAGACCCCGCGGTGGTCGGCCCGACCGGCAACACGCGCCGCCTATTGCAGGACGCGACCGACGTCTTCGGCTCGGTGGCGACGGTGTTCGGGGGGCAACAGCAGCTCGTCGGGGAGATCGACCGGGCGCGCCAGGATCTCGTGCAGACGCTCGGCCCGCAGGCGCAGACGCTGCTCCCCGAACTGTTCAACCCGAACCTCAACAGCATCGAGACGCTCAACGGCTTCCTCGTCTACAAGGTTGCCGAGGCCCTCGGGCAGTCCGGGCGGGGCGCCAGCGACCAAGACATCCAGCGTGTCATTCAGATGGTCGGCTCGCCGTCGAGCTGGCTCACCGGCCCGACCACCTACGAGAACAAGATCCGCACGATCCTCGACCTGGTCACGTCCAGTCGTGATGCGGCGCAGCGGGCGCTGTCCGGCGGAGCCGGCGCCTCGGCCGGTGCGGCACCCGCAGGCGACCCCACGGTCGGCACAACCCCGGCGCCGGCCGGCGATCAGCCGCGCCGTCGCCGCTACAACCCGGCAACGGGGCAGATCGAATGATCGAGATCGAGGCCCCTGACGGCAGCATCGTCGAGTTTCCCGATGGCACGCCGGACGACGTGATCACCGACGCCATGCGGCGCGCCTTCGGCGGCCCGCAACAGAGCGGCACGCCCGTGGCGCAGGCCCCGGCGGCTGCGCCGCAACCGGCGCCGGGCGCTCAGCCCGCGCCGCCGATCTCCCTCGGCGACTCGCAGGTCAACTGGCAGGACCAGGTGCCCCCGCCTGCGGCGGCGCAGGCTCCCATTGAGCCGCCGGGCGCGGCCAAGTCGCTTCTGTTCGGCACGCAGGCGGTCGGCCGTGGCCTCGCCGACGCGGCGGGCGCACTGCCGGACCTGTCGAATTTCGCAGCCAACATCCTGCTCGGCGGCGCGGACCTCGCAGCCCGGCCGTTCGGTGGCAGCGTGGACTTCCGCTTTGGCCCGAGCCCGATCGGGTCGAACGCCATCGCCGACAGGGCGTCGCAGCTTGTCGAGAGCGCGGGCATAGACTTGGTGGACCCGCAGGAGATGCCGGCCGGTCAGCGTGTCCTGTACGATGCGGCCCGAGGCGGCACCGCCGCGGCGGCGACCGCCGCGCCGCTCGCCCGCGCGGCGCCCACCCTCGTGGCGGCGCGGGAAGGCGGTCAGCGCATCGCGCCCCCGGCGGCCGAGCGGCTGATCGAACCCTACGTCTCGAGTCCGGCCCGGACGATCGTCGGCGACATCGCGGGGGGCGCCGGTGCGCAGACCGCCGCCGGCCAGGTGGAGCGCAGCGAGACAGTTCAGGATGCCCCGCCGTGGTTGAAGGGTATTGTTCAGATCCTCGCGCCGTTCGTCGGTGCCGTTGGCGGAGTCGGCCTCACCGAGGGCGTAGGCGGCCTCGGCAGCGCCGCACGGACTGCGGCATTGCGCCGGTCGACTGACACGAACCTCGCGCCCGATCCGTTCACCGGCCAGTCGTTCAACCGGGCCGACGTCGAGCAGGTGGCGCGCGAGGTGCAGGACGCCAGCCGGCAGGGGCTCCCGATGCGCCAGGCTGGTGCAGCGCCGGAGCGCGCCGCGCAGACGATCGAGGATCGGGCAAACGAGTTCCGCGCTGCCGGCCTGCCGGTGCCGACAACCGGGCTCATCGCCGACAACGTCGGATTGGCCGGCCTGGAAGGGCAGCAGCGCGTCACGAATCGCGCGCCCTTCATCAACAGGGATGACACGGTCTCGGGCGCCGCGAGCGAGCGTGTGCGCTCCATCCGCGACGAGACGGCCGACCCGCAGGCCGCGCGGGAGTATGCACAGCGCTATGGCGAGACGCGTCTCGACCAGGCACAACGGGAGGTGGACCGCGAGCGCGGCCGGCTGCGGGAAGTCGAGACGGCGCAGGCCGCCGACCGCGGTGCGCAGGTGCCGCTGGCCTCGCGCGCGGCCCGCGATGAGGCCAGCGGCCGGCTGCACCAGTCGGTCGTCGAGGACTACACCGCCGCGCGCGCCGAGAAGAACCGCCAGTTCGACGAGGCGCCGGGGCGCGTTGAGCAACTCCCAGCCGACAGCGTGACTGCCGCTGCGCAGCGCGTGCGGGAGCGTGTCAATGCGCTCAATCCCCGCCAACGTGAGGAACTTCCCGGCGATTTCGTCGAGCGGCTGGAGGCTCTCGCACCGGACATTCGACAGCGGACGGTTACAAGCCCGGTCCTCGATGAGAGCGGCCGGCCGATCACCCGCGTAGAGGAGGTGAATGTCGGCGGTCCCGGCACGGCAGCAGGTGGCGACTTGGCCGAGCTGCGTAAGACGCTCAGCACTGCCGAGGAGGTTGCGCGCACGCGGGGCAACTTCAAGCTGGCCGATGGCATCCGCGATCTGCGCGGCGCCATCAACCGGACCATCGAGGAGGCGCCCGGCTACGCCGAGGCCAACCAAACGTACCGCGAGTTCGCCGGCCGCTACCGGCCGACTCCGACCGACGAGATGGCGAAGTTCACGCGCGAGATTGATCGGGGGCGCGAACCGCCGCCGTCGCAGACCGCGTCGCGCTTCCTCGGCAGCGGCCCCGAGAAGGTCGCGTCGCTCCGGCGCGTCATCAGCGAGCGGGGGGAGGGCGCCGCGACGGATTACCTGCTCGGCGAGGTGGCGAACATCGCCCTGTCCGGCAGCAACCGTCTCAACTGGCAGGCCGTGTCGAATTGGGCTTCGCGTAATGCCTCGGTGCTGCGCGAGTTCCCGGCCGCGCAGCGGGAGGTCAACAGCATCATCGCGCGGGCGCGCCGCGGCGACCAGCTCTCGACGGAGCAGCTCGACCGCCTCCGGCAGGCCGAGCGCCAGCTCGGCGCAACGCAGCGCGACCTCGATCGGAGCGCCGCCGGCATCCTGATGGACAAGGATCCGCAGCGTGCCGCGCGCGCCATCCTTAACGACAGCGACGACCCGGTTGGGAGGATGCGCGAGGCCGTCAAGCTCCTCGGCCGCAACGAGAAGGCGCTCCGTGGCTTCCGGGCGGCGGTGGCCGACGAGATGCTTGAGCGTGTCACGACCACCAAGCCGGATGCGCTCAAGCCGGACGAGTTCGCGACCACCTACGCGCAGCTCACGCGGAACTTCGAGAAGAACCGCGCAGCGCTGGCCGAGGTGCTGACGCCGGAGCAGATGAACGCGCTCCAGCAGGCGCACAGCCTGCTCAAGAGCTTCACGACCATGGGCAAGCAGGCGCTCCCCGGCTCGCAGACGGGCGAGCGCTTCGGGAACTTCCTCCGGCCGCTCGAAATGGCCGTGCGCATCCGCTACGGCGCCCTCCAGGGCGGCAGCATCATGAAAAAGGCGCGGCTGCTCCTGTCGAACATCCCGACCAACGAGGAGAGCGTCAACGCCCTCAAGCTCATGATGGCCACCGACCCTGATGTGGCCGTCTACCTGCTCCGCAAGGACGTGCGGAACTTCGACGCCCCGGCGGCCAACGGCCGCCTGCAACGCCTTCTCGCCACCGCCAGCGCCGCCCGTGCCACCAACGAAGAGGATTGAGGATGGCACGTAGGGTCAATGCGGAAGGGCTCCGGCTCATCAAACAGTGGGAGGGCCTGCGGCTGCGGGCCTATCGGGATTCGGGCGGTATCTGGACGATCGGCTACGGCCACACGTCGGACGAGAAGCTCACCGTTCGCGAGGGGCTCACTATCACGGAGGCGATGGCCGAGGAGATGCTCGTGCACGACCTGCGCGAGGCCGAGGCCGCCGTCGAGCGCCTGGTGAAGGTGCCTCTCACCGACAACCAGTTCGCCGTTCTGGTGTCCTTCGTCTTCAATATCGGCGTCGGGGCTTTCGAGAAGTCGACCCTGCTCAGGAAGCTCAATGCCGGGCAGCACGACGCCGTGCCGGGCGAGCTGGCCCGGTGGGTGCACGTCAAGGGGCAGCGCGTGCAGGGGCTCGTCAACCGCCGGGCGGCCGAGGCCGGGTTGTGGGCCAAGGGCTCGTTCGTCTGCTCGAACACCGTCGAGCCGCAGCCCGACAAGCCGCCGGTCGTGGACAAGGAGACGGTGTCGTGGGGCGCCGGCATCCTGTCGACCCTTGGCGCGCTCTTCGCCGGCAGCGGGCCGGTGCAGTGGGCGCTTGCGGTCGTCATCGTTGCGAGCTTCGGCGTCGGGCTCTGGTTCTTCATCAGGAAGCGGGTGAGGGCGGCATGACGGCGGCGCTGGCGTGGTTGTGGGGCAAGGCGAAGGACTTCGCCATCTGGATCGGAATCGCTGTCGCGCTGCTCGTCACCATTGTGGTCGAGGCGCGTCGGGCCGGCGCCTACAAGGAGCGCCTCGCGCAGCGCGAGAAGACGGATGCGATGCGGGAGAAGTGGGATGAGGTTGATCGCGAGCGTGTTGATTTTGACGCTTCCCTTGGCCGCCTGCGCGACAGGTCGAAGCGTTGAGTGCCCGCCGCTTGCCGGCCCGCCCTCCGCGGTGGTCGACGCTCTGGAGAGCGCTGGCCGCACGGATCCGAGCGCGGCGGCGTGGGTGATCGATCTCGACCGCCACTACCAGAAGCTCGACGCGTGCCGGTGAGGAGGTAGACCGTGGCCAACATCGACCTCGCCAACTTCCTCGCTCCTGGGCAGGACGTCAGCCACCTCCGGCTGCAAGAGGCGCTGATGCGCGGCCTCACGGGATTGCTCGCCGAGGCGCCGGACATTGTCCGGCAGAACCTCCGCATCAACAGCGGCTATCGAAGCCCCGAGCGCCAGGCGCAGCTCTTTGACCAGGCGCTCGCCAAGTACGGCTCGGAGCAGGCGGCGCGGAAGTGGGTCGCACCGCCCGGCCGCAGCCGGCACAACTTCGGCATGGCGGTCGACCTCGGCTACGGCCAGAAGGGGACGCCGATCTACGACGAGGTTCGGCAGTGGGTCCACCAGAACGCCAATCGCTTCGGCCTGCACTTCCCGATGGCTCATGAGCCGTGGCATGTCGAGCCGATAGGCTCCCGCCGCGAGATTCCGGGTAGCGCTCCTGTTGCAGTTTTCGCACATAATTCTCAATTCCCGACATCCGCAAGCGGATACGCGCCCGAATCGACGCCCGCGCCGCAGGAGAACCTCGGCTTCTTCCTGCGCAACGCGTATCTGCAAAAGGATTTGGGATCAGGCGCTTACCTCGATCCGAAGAAGGCGGAGATGGCGCTGGCCGAACTTGCGAGGCTCGGCCCCTTCGGTTGAGCGGCTCAGTTGTGCCCGTGCGCGTTAATGTCTATATTCGCGTTTGTCGCGAAAACGCGATTTTTGACATTTCCGCACGAGGAGAGGATGGCCAAACACTACATAAACCCGCCCCCGACGAGTGAACCGTCCGAGGGGGTATCGTCCCTGGATGCGCGTAAGGAGTTCGCTCGGCGCCTCCAGGCGCTTCGCAGCGCCAAGGGATGGAACCAGTCGGAGCTTGCCCGTCATGCGTCCAAGCACATGACGGCGGGAACCGACTTCAACCGCAGCAACATCTCAGCCTACGAGCGCGCAGTGACCCTGCCGCGCACCGAGCATCTGCACGCGCTGGCGAAGACGCTCGGTGTCAACCCGGCCGATCTTATCCCGGCCCGCGGCGTCGCGTCGGTCAACACCAAAGCCTCGCCGGTGTCGATGCAAGATCTCGGCGACGGTCGCGTTTGGTTGCGCGTCAACAGCACGGTGCCGTGGGAGACGGCGCTGGAGATCATTCGAAAGGTGAAAGAGTCGGATGAGCCTACTGACAAGTAAGGACGTCGCCGCCGCGCTCGGGGTTGACACTCGCACGGTGCAGTCGTGGGTCCGCAGGGGTGCCCTCGTGCCGGATTCCATCACCCTCGGCGGCCACGCTCGATACTCGCCCGAGACCGTTGAGGAGCTGAAATCCAAATGTCTAGAGCGAAACGGGATCTCCCCTGGGTCGACACCAGGGGCGGTGTCTACTACGTCCTCTGGAGCGTCAGCAGCGTCGATGCTGCCGGCCGGAAGCGGACGTCAGTTGAGCGCCTCAGCCTTCGCACGCGCGACCCGGACGAAGCGCAAACTCGCTTCGCTGCCTTCCTCGCGGAAGGGCAAGACGTCCTGCGCCCCGCTGCCGAGCGTCGAGGAAATGCTGGCCTGACGATCAAGCAGGCACTCGACGACTATTGGCGCGAGCACGTCAACGCGCTGGACGACCGGGGGCGGCCGAACGTCGCCGACCCGACCCGCCAGGAGAATGCCATCCGTCACCTCAAGGCCTTCTTCAAGGAAGACCTCGTGACGGACATCGACATCCCGAAGTGCCGGGCCTACACGGCGGCCCGCCGGGCAGGGACGATCGGCGGCGGCAAGCGGCGCAAGAACAAGAAGGGCAGCGACAGCACCATTCGGCGCGAGCTGGTAACTCTGCATGCGGCGGTCGAGCACGCCATCAAATGGAAGCGGCTTACCGGCATCACCGTCGACCAGCTCCCGCAATTCGAATACCCGTCCGATCGTCGCGACACAGAGGAGAGCGGGGAGGCCCCGTGGCTGACGCATGCGGAGCTGGCGATGCTGCGCGCCGCAGCCACTGGTCGGCTCGCCGACTTCATCGAGATCGCCTACTACACGGCCAGCCGCAAGCGCGCCGTCGAGACGCTCCAATGGTCGCAGGTGAGGCTCGCCGAGGGCAAGATCCATCTGGCCAAGGTGGGCGAGCGGAAGACCAAGAAGCGGCGCCCCATCGTGCCTATTGATGCAGAGCTACGGCCGACACTGGAGCGTCTGCACCAGGAGCACGTCGCAGAGAAGAGGGCGACCGATTGGGTGCTCGGCACCCCGACTTCGCTCTATCGCCCTTTCGTGAAGCTGTGCGCGAGCCTCGGCATCAAGGCGAGCCCGCACATTCTGCGTCACACCCGCGCGACGCATCTCCTCATGGACGGGGTGTCGATCTACGACGTGGCGCGCCTGCTCGGCGACACGGTGCCGACTGTCGAACGGGTCTACGGCCACCACTCGGCCGAGTACCTCGCGAAGTCGATCGAGAAGAAGAAGGGGAAGCGAAATGGAGAAGGCCGAGAAGCTGCTTGA